TGAACCTGATAAGGCGAGATGATATAATAACCGCAGGAGGAATGGACGATGAAAAATTTGATTGGCAGGATATTTTTCTTTATTGGGATTTGCATGATCGGGTTTGGCGTTTTGTCAGCTCCCAAATTCATGGATGTGTTCTATTCTGGATTCACCAACAATGAAGCCGAGCATTATGCTATCACGCTGCGGGACGAACTGCTGCGTGAAAATCGTGTCAAACGCGGCACACAGTATGCAAAGTTTGCCTTCTACCGTACAGCTAACCGGCTGAACCAGTATTACAAGACGGCCACCGGGCAGCGCGTTGCCAAGCGCGTCAACGACGGCGATTTCCCGTACAATGTTTATGATGCCAGCGGCGGTATCGTAAAGCCCGAAACCAAGAAAGCCAAAAAAGTTGTTTGAAAGGGGGTGATTCTTGTGAAGAAAATCTTGAAATGCCTGCTCATGGCAGCGGTTGCTGTCATCGTCTATCGTTTGCTTCTGCTGCACAGCAAACGTCAGAAAATGGTCAAAATCGGTCAGACTATCTTGAGGTAGTGCTTAATGGCTAAGACTCAACTGACCCGTGACATTGAAAAAGCCCTCCACTACTGGAATCCAACCAGCTATGGAGGCTATCGTGTAGATTCATTTCGCCAAGGCTTCGACGCTCTGGAAGTACCTGTTGAGTGCGGCACTGTTAAATCCGGACTGGTTGACTTTGTCCGTGTGCAGGAATGCTTCACAAGTGAAACAAAAAGCGGCTCCTGCAAGCTGGCTTCTCTTACAGCGGGAAACACCTTTGTGCAGCAGATGGCAAAAGAAGTCGGATGCCACAAGGACACTTCTGACTTGGAATTCTGCAAGAAACCTTGCTCAGAACGATGGTGTCATTTTCATAAGACGAATCACACCTACACGATTGACACCATCATCACCTGCGTGGAAATCAAGATTTCCGTAAGCGATTTTCACTCCGACCACGGTCACAACTTCGTGGGGCATTGCAACTACTACGCGATGCCAACAGAGTTATACAAAAAAGTCAAAGACGAGATTCCGGACGGCGTTGGTGTTTTGCTATATTATGATGGCGAAAGCACCTGCGGCATCCGCAAGAAAGTAGAATGTAAGCCTCGCCAACTCTCAGAAGAAACTCAAAAATGGCTCATCATGTCAGTCGCTAAAAAGCTGCCCCGGCTCTAAAAGCTGAGGCAGCTTTTTCATATACACGAAAGAAAGGGCGCAACTATGCGAAGAACGCGAGCAGTAATGGTGGCTGTAACGATAGGAATGCTGACCTGCGTTACAGCCTGTGCAAGAGCCGACAATATATCAGCACCTCAGAGCGGAGCTATCAGCGCCGCAAGCTCTGTGGCAACGCCTATCCCTACCACAGCGCCAACGGTATCACCGAAGCCAACAACGGTTCCTACGGCAACGCCGGAACCGACTCCGGAGCCGACAGAAACACCGACACCTGCAATCACTTCCGTATGGGGTGATGTGACTCCAGCAACCTATGGGTTGGCGTATGGCACAATCACTTGTGACGATATTGGATTGGACGCTCCTTTGGTTTGGGGCGATGACCAAATTATCTTGAACCAGCGTGGCGGTGTATATCAGTATCCAAGCTCCGCACAAATCGGATACAGTGGATGCCATCTTTTATGTTCTCACAACGACAGTACACTCTCTTTGCTTGAATATGTAAGCATAGGAGATGAATTCGTTGTGACCACAGATTACGGGAAATATGTCTATGTTGTAGATTCCGCACAAGCGGGAACCGTAACAGATGACGCAAGCACCGTAATAGGGGAGGATGGGTCTGTTCTTGTTGACTTATCCGATGAAAATGACCGCCTGTACATGTACACATGCTATCCATTTGGATATTACGAAGCAACCAGCCAGCGCTATGTGGTAAGAGCCACACTAAAAAATTGAGGAGATGCTTTTGGACACCATGTCAAAAGAAAAAATCATCAAAGCATTGAAAATCACAACCACTGTGATTCTGCCGCTCACCATTACCTTGGCGAGCATTCTTTTTTGGGCAAAGGTGGTTTATGACCCCGAATGGCTCATTCTATACCCGAAGCACGCTATCACAGCATGTTTCGAAGGCGCAGGGTTGAGTGGAAGCCTCATTTACTACGACATCCGAGCCGACAAGCACACAGGACACTAATATCCTTGCACATACTTGCGACTTCCATATAATAGATACTGTAACATAGATACCATACGAATCGCGGCAGATTTTTACCTTTTCACGATTCATAATCTGTTCTTTGAGCGGACTTATCCCATATCGGGGTAGGTCCGCTCTTTTTTATTTGAAAGGAGAAAAACCCATGCAAAACAAAAACTTATTCTTACGGAGAGCAGCAGCGGCAATTGCAGCGCTCTTCACCCTCAGCTTCACAGGCTGCGGTCAGGTCCCGATTGATTCGGGTAGTCTTCCTGTATCCGGGGTCGTCTCAGAAAACCCTGTCTCTGACAGCGAGCAGACGGCTGGCGTAACGGAAGACGGCAGCTTCACCATTCACTTCATCGATGTGGGACAGGCCGATTCTGCTCTTGTCACCTGCGATGGGCACTATATGCTCATTGACGGTGGCAATGTAGATGACTCTGACCTCGTATACTCCGTTCTGGAACGCGAAACAAACGGGCATTTGGATTATGTTGTCGGCACGCACGCTCACGAAGACCATATCGGTGGTCTTTCCGGTGCTTTTGAAGCCGTTACCGCAGATGCGACATTCTGTCCTGTAACAGATTACAACAGCAAGGCATTTCGGAATTTTAAGCAGTATGCGGAGGAAAAAGGAAACGGTCTGACGATTCCATCTGTGGGAGATACCTTCTCATTGGGCAATGCAGAAGTTACCGTTATCGCCGTGAATTCCGTTCCGGACGACACAAACAACACCTCAATCGTACTGCGCATCGTGTACGGAGATACCTCATTCCTGTTTACAGGAGATGCAGAAGAAGAGGCAGAAGAAGTTATCCTTCAGTCGGGTCAGGACATCCAATCCACCGTTCTGAAAGTAGGGCATCATGGCTCACGAACATCTACTTCTGAAGCATTCCTCGACACTGTGAACCCCGCCTATGCTGTCATTTCTTGTGGTAAGGATAACAGCTACGGACACCCACATGACATCACATTGGCAAAGCTCCAGAGCAAGGATATTGAGATTTTCCGTACAGATGAGCTCGGAGACATCTACTGCACCTCTGATGGTAAGGATGTCACATTCACCTATGGCGAGTATCATCAGCCGACAGAAGGTCCCGCTGCATCTGAGGTGGAAGTCGAAGAACCGCAACAGGAAGACGAGGTCATCAACACCTACATTCTAAACACCGGCTCCATGAAGTTCCACGCACCGGACTGCTCCGCCGTTTCTCAGATGAGCGAATCAAACCGCAAGGAATATACCGGCTCTCGTGAGAAGCTCATCGAGCAGGGATATACGCCGTGCGGATATTGCAAGCCGTAAAGATAAGCTTCGTGCCTACCCGCAGCAGTGGTCGCCGGAAGCAACAACAGGAAACGAATAATACCCCCGTGAAAATATATCTCGTAAACGCTAAAATGTGAATATCAATAAGGAGGATTGCTATGAAAGCAGTCACTTACATTACCGAAAATACCATCATGAAATTTTTGTATAACCCCAAAAAGACATCTCTTGAAGGCTTTGTTAAAGAAGGGATAAGATTTGATTCTGGAGTGTACGAGGATTACGGCAAGTATGTCAGGTTTCTAAAGGTTCCTATCAGAGACAATGTCTCCGAATTGTATATGCAGGGCTATCCTTGGGAGACTCAGAAAGGATGCAAAGACCGTCCGATTGGGTATATCGATAGCGCAGCAAAATTCGATAGGGTCGCCGTCATTATCGATTCGTCTAAAATCTGGCCTTTGGTAGGTTCTTCCTCGATAGAGGCTTTTCTGGCAATTTGCCCGGAGCTCCAAAACATTCTTTGGAGCAATAACTTCTTGTGTGGCTTTTGGCGGGAATTTCCGCAAAGGGTCTTTGAGGAATTCAATGTCGATGAGTCCACCGAAAACAACGAGGGCGTAAAAAGCCTTGCTATGCAGTATGTCATTTTCGATGCGCTGACCAATTCGGATAGTCCTGTATCTTTCGAATGTATGTTGAACGCATTGAAAGGCACCTGTACATACGAGCGCATGAACGACTATGAGTGCGCCATTAACTATGGCTGCGACCCGGAAGGCTGTATCACCTCGATGGTGCAATGGCTGAATGATAAGCATCTCAGAATCGTCAACAAAGAGACGGAAAAGGGGTCTTATCTTCCAAAGAAGATTGCAGCAGCAAGGATTGCCAAAAGCATCCGTTCTTCGTTTGTCCCGGATGACAATGAGTCCCAGCGCATTGCACGGAGCATGCTGGCTTATTGCAAGGAGTATATTCCAAAAAGAAATGTCATCGACATTGCGATTGGCGATGGAACTTCGGATGTAATCCGTGTGAAGGTTCCGGTCAGCAGCTTTTTCCACTATGACCCTGAAACCAAAGAACTGTTCATCAATGCCAGCAAGGTTCCCGAAACCAAGAGAGCAGACATCAACCGCCTTCTGAAAGACAGCGGTTCTTTCGTTGGTGATGACCTCGTCCCGATGACTTTTTTGCAGGAAGTCTTTTTCGGAACGCTTTCTTTGTGGAACATGGACAGAAATTCGTACAGTGCAAATATCATGAAAATGTCGCTGGCCGATATCTTCGAATAAAAGTCCGAACCTATAAATGATAAGTCGTAGCCAATCTTATCCAATAATTAGCCAATCCAATTGCCGCCTGCTTTCGAGCAAGCGGCTTTTTCTTGCGTTTCATCAGCAAAAATGGTAAAATTTAGACAAAGGGGAGGATTGCATAAAATGAGAAGCAAAAAGGGAAAGGTTCAGCCTGTCGTATCCATTGAGGACCGTATCAAAGCCGCAGCAATGCTCCTGAAAATTGGACAAGATGCAGAAGCAACGACAAAAATGCTGATGGAAACATATTCTGTATCTGAAGATGAAGCTGATTCGTATGTGACGGAAGCGTTAAAAATCTGAGGAATCGAGGTGCTATCAGATGTGTAATTACAGCGACTATGTCGAACAAAAAGGAATTGAGAAAGGCCGTATTGAAACGCTTTCCGAAAGTGTTGTAAAACTTGTTCGCTCCGGCACTCTGACGCTTGATGCAGCTTTGGATGTGCTGCAGGTATCTGACGATATCCGTGCAACTGTCAAAGCAAAGGCTGAAAAGATTTTGAATAATCAATAATATTTACTTCATTGAGCCACTACCCATGCTGGGGGTAGTGGCTCTTTTTTGTTGCATAAAATTGCGAATGGCATACCATGGATAGTAGATTCTAAAATAAAAGGTGGCTGCTATTTGTAAGATTGGGCCAGCCAGAAACTTCATTGAGCACATCATATAAGGAGAACAATTTTATGGTCACTGTTTTTGTTGTATTAGTAATCGCTCTATGGAAATTTTTAACATACCCATTTGAGCCTCTTGCTCGTTTTGTTTGCAGGAAAGAAAAAGATGAAGAGAAGCGAGACAAAAAGGAATTCGTGTGTTTGCTAATTTGTTTGATTGTCGGATATGCCATCTTGAAGTCTCCTGATATGGTATATACATATGTAATGAAACATCATGAGTCATCTGAATTCTGGATGGGTCTCTATAAGAACTATAATCTTATTGTTCATCTTTTGATGTTGGCTTATGGATTCAGATGGGTTTGGGGTGCAATTCGCGTTTTGAAGGGCAATCCGGATGCTCTCACAGATGAAGAATCTCAACGGTTGTATAAAGCAAGTAGAATAAACGCTGAAAAAGACGAAGCCTATTGGAATGGCTATTGGGATGGTTTCATAGGCTGATGCCATAAAAGAAGCGGGAAGCCAGCCATTTTGGACATGAAAGGATTTACGCTGCGATTAGCATCAAACCATTTGAGCCGCTACCCATGCTGGGGGTAGTGGCTCTTTTTTGTTGTTCAAAAACCAGTTGCCAATGTGTGCGAACTGACTAAAATTGTAGATGTACGATAGATAACATCTACTATGGCACTACCTGTGCTCGTACATTTTTCATAATTTCGCTTAAAAGGCGGACTTCCTGTTTTTAGGGAGCCCGCCTTTTTTGTATGAACCAAAAGGAGCGTAATGTAATGTTCAAAATTCACGATGACAAAGTCTACTTCGTTGCCGAAACCCCTGACATCAACAAAGTTATCGAAATCTTCCTACCTAAGGATGACCGTGGCACCATTATGGATTCACACGAAATCCGTGTGGACCTGTGCCGTGCCGTCATTCACATGGAGAAGAAGGGTGTCCGTGTCTTGAAGGTCCGCAACATTGAGGATACCAACAAGGCAAGCATCGACATCTGGCACATGCCGGAGTATCAGGAGGCTGCAGAGTCTCCCGTAAGCGATGTGGTCAATGCCTGCATCGAGTCCTGCTTTGATTCCGGTGCAATGTTCAATCTGCCATGCAAAGTCAACCGCAAAACCCATGAAGTTTTTGCTGTCGAATGCTGCGCAAGCCCCGATGATGATGACTCGTTCAGCCATGCAGATGTTGAAATTGACGGGCAGTCTTACCCGCTCAATTTTGTCTCTGACATCATGGACGAAAACGATGTCGACGACGCATTGGATGAGTTCTACCGAATCCAGCAGACCGGCGAATATTGGGAAGCGCACGACGGCAAATCGCTCACGGACGCTATCCATGAATGCCGCTGGGCTATCCTGAAGGATGCCATCCAGAAGCGCGGACATGAGGCTGTTGCTGATTTTGTCGGGACCGACATTTCCAGCGATACTTACGACCGCGTGATGGATGAAACCGAAGCCCAGATGCCGGACGAAGAGTTCGAGCGCTTCTGGGAAAAGTACATCTGACAAAAACATCTCATACAACAGAAAGGAAGTATACCGCTATGGCTATCAACAATGTTAACGAATTTCTCCGCAAGACCTTTTCCGAAACCATCTTTGGCACCCCTGCGCTCCGGCCGATTGCAGTCTGTGCAGACGGCTTCAGCCTGTCGATTCAGGCAAGCAGTATGCACTACTGCAGACCGAGTAAGGACCTGCAGGACGGCGATTACTCCAAGGTCGAACTCGGCAATCTGTCTGAGACGGTCGAGGAGTTTCTGCCGTATGCCGAGAATGAAGCCCGTCCGCTGCTTACCGTCTATGGGTATGTCCCCGTTGAGACTGTGAATGCAGTGCTTGCCAAGCACGGCGGTATCGTCAACGCGTGAGGGGAGGAAACTTACGATGGAAGTATTCACTATCGTCGCCAATGAGGTCATTGGCTTATCCGCAACGGAATGCACACTGATTCAGTTTAGCTACAATCCGGAGCAAATCCGTGACCCGGAAAGCGTCCTGCGCAGTGCTGTCAAGGACTATCTCAAGACGGATGAAGGCAAACGACAGCTGGAAATCAACTGTGGTTGCTGGAACTGGGGCGATGTCGATGACATTCCCGGCTCGTTCTTCTTGAACTATGGTCTGGCTAAAATCGCTCCGCCGGATGTGAATGCTGTCGTTGACCACAACGAGAGTTTTACGGATGACTACGACGATTGCGAGGAAGAATAACAGAAAGGGCATGAAAAAATGCGTATTTATGCCGCAAACAGCGTATTCATAGAAGTTACGCGCCGGTGCAATATGTGCTGTGCGCACTGCCTGCGCGGAGATGCTGAAAGCATCGATATTCAGGAGAAGTACATCGATGCTTTTCTCGACAGCTTTGAGAAGGGAGCTTATATCAGCTCTCTTACCTTTACCGGTGGGGAAATCTCTCTGAATATACCGGCAATTCGATACACCTTGAAAGCTGTCAAAGAGCGTGGTATCGCCGTTGGAAGTTTTTACATGGTCACTAACGGAAAAGCCGTCGATAAGATGGCTGACCTTGCTATGGCGAGTCTGGAGTGGTGGACCTACTGCGATGAAAAAGATGACGATATGTGCAGTCTTTGCATCAGCAGTGATAACTTCCACGAAGCAATCCCATATGAAAGTAAAAGTATCCTTAGTGGCTTGAAATATAACCGTGACGATAAGGTAACGGACTTTCATCGGGCTTATTTACTGAACGAAGGACGTGCTAAGAATCTCGATTCGAATGTCTATAAGAAACGTGAACCTTATGTAGACAAGCTCGAATACGAATTCAACAAAACCGGCGATATCGACTTTTACAGCGGTGAGCTGTACTTGAACGCCATCGGTGATATCGTTTCCGGCTGCGATTGGTCCTACAAGTCGCAGAAGAAATATCGTTTTGGCAATGTAATGAACAAAAACTGGCTGGAGAACATTACCAACAGTGAGTTGTGCATTGCAAGCTAAACTATATCACTTATACATTGCCACCGTTTTCCTACAGAAACGGTGGCTTTTTTAAAAAAGGAGGCCGCAAATGGCTGAAACAAAAGACATGTTTGAACAAATCAGCGCCATCTTAACCGATAAGAAAGATAAGCCGCTTTCCTATGAGGAACTTGCAGCAATGCTCAAAACTGACCCTGATGCCCTCAAAACCTTTGATGAGGTCTATAAGACACAGGTTCTTGAAAGTGGAGAGCTGCATGAAAATATGCTCCAGTGGGATACAGCTACAGTCAAAGCAATTCTCGACAAGAAGGTCTACTTCCCACCGGAACTCAATTCGCTCATTGACCGCATCGTCACAGAACTGGTGCTTGAAACGCGTCTGTACATCTACAACGCGGAACGCGGCGGTTATTATGTGACATACTCTGCCAACCGTGACTTTATGACGGAAGTCACAAACGAGGAGCTGAAACGCTACCCAGAAGAACTCCGTCCGCAGCTCACCGGAAAGTTGATGAAGATTGACATTTCTGAGCCGTCGTACAAGGAACTGCTTCAAAACTACGCAGGCTACAAGAATGCGAAAAACGACAGCACAAAAATGTTCTGCTACAACATGTTCCGTCAAGGTCTTGACATCCTCGACCTTGATGACTTCACTTATCAGATGCTTGAGATGAACCCCAACTCTATGGGCTTCTGGTTCCCTCCTCTGGTAGAAGGGTTGTACGGCAACGCATTCTTCAAGGTTCCGGACACGAAAATTCTTCGCGTACCTATCACCATGCTGCAGCTTACCCGCCTTGGTTTCGAGACGTTGAATCCTGTTACAAAGGAAATCGTGAACCGTTATTGCCAGAAAGTCTTCCATCTTGATGAATACGAAGACTATTTTATCAAAACGGGCACGTATTCTTCCAAATACGAATTCCGCAACGCTCATATCCATAACCCGAAGGAAATCAATGAGATGGGCGAGTATTTCTTGTTCTTGAATCATCTGACATGCTTGATGGCAGGCTCCCTAAACAGTCGTTGCTGCTATGGCGCTAATACTACAAATGAGTGGGTCGTCAGAGAGTATATCAAGGATAAAGAGAACAATCCTACCATTTACAACGGTTTGCCGCTGCACACTGAATATCGCGTGTTTGTGGATTTTGATACAAAGGAAATCCTTGGCGCAAGTCCTTATTGGCGCAGCGATGTTATGAAGAACAAATTCAAAAAAGTCAGCAGCCCACAGGAACGGCATGATTATGTTGTCTACAAGATGCATGAAGACATTCTGAACCAGCGTTACCACGAAAGCATTCAAACTATTCTGGCTGAGCTGAAGAAGGTTATTCCTCGCATTGAGTTGACAGGGCAGTGGAGCGTCGATGTAATGCGCAACGGCAATGATTACTACATCATTGATATGGCGCTTGCTGAGAACTCTGCTCTGAATGACTGCGTGCCGAGTAACCGTCTTCGTGCTTATCCGCAGCAGTGGCTGCCTGTGGCTCCGAATACCGAAACCTAAAAAGGGAGAACCATCATGAATACCATTTCACCCGTCTTCATCCATCAGCCGGATAGCTGTCACGGATGGGGCATTGAGTTCAATAAAGAGCAACCGTTTTGGGAGGCAGATGCCACCGCATTTGTCCGTGCCATGTACGATGAGATGCAGAGCCATGACAAGAGCTTTAGCTGGTTTCATCAGTGTGGCAGCGGGCAAGAACAGAATGGAAACTACTACGGTTACCAATTTTTCGAGGTTTGTTCTAAGACTGAGGAAAGCGATGCGAAGCGCATGGCTGAAATCATTGCCGAAAAGATTGGCACGAATGTTGTTTAATAAAGGAGCGTTAATTCATCATGGATACGCTTTCACCTAAAATCACATTGTTTGGCAAAACGATGAACATCAAGGAGTTTCTTACTCTCCTGTACACAGAAGCCAAAACTTCGGGATACGACTCAAATACCGGAAATGTTTGGTGCCTTGCTTATCAACGCAATGTGTCCGCGCCGGGAATCCCGATGGACCAGTTGACAGAAGAACAGCGGCTGTATGTGTATGCCACAACGTTCTTGTCTTTTCTTTCTATTGGGAATAAAAAGAACACTCCTAGAGATTTCATCGTTAAAACGCAGGAATATGAGCGTGAATTTTGGCTGAGCGACAACATCAACAGCCAAAAAGCCATTCTTCCGGACAAGAATATGTGGCGTGATTTCAAGGATATTTACTTTTACATTTCGACCGACTATGACACAGGCAACGATGGCGTTCCGTTTGCAGACCTTCTGCCGGAAGAACGCATCAATGCCGCCGCCTATTATGTGGAGGAACACCTCGAAGACTGGACGACCTTGCTTAGCTTCACTGTTCCTTACGCCCGGTACACGGATGTCCCCAACGCAAAATAAATCTCATCTTACTGGAGCCGCCTTCGGGTGGCTCCTTTTTCTTTTGCCAAAAATTGCGACCGGATGTATAATTGGAAAAAGGCGGAGGTGCAGTATGAGCATATACGGATAGCGGGGCAGAAATGCCAGAACCAAAACATCAAGAAGATACCAACCACATCTGAGGTGCCAGTTCAGGCACTTGTTGTCGAGTATACGATGCAACAGATTACGACATGCAGCAATAATTGCATTTTGTTGCGAATTGCGTAAAATATAGGATGCAAATAAAAAGTGAGGTGAAGGAAAGGTTGTCGCAAATCAGAATTATCGCTCCCTATGGGGACAATTTCAGTGTCAGAGAATTTGTGGAATGGGAGTATAACGGCGGAAAAGAAGATTTTGAGCCCGATATGCACTGTAAATCATGGAATACATTGCCCATCGACGGAAAGCTTGGTCACATCGCCTGCAGCCTTTTTGGAGACCTCGCTAGTTTTGGCAGTTATAGCTGCCGTATTGGTGTCTCAGATGGGCATTCAACCTACTACTTCTTCTTTACTCAAGAAGGAAAGGACGAGGAGATTCTCCTCAGCCTTGCCGCTTTTGTAAATGTAATCTACACAAGTGCCGAAGAAACATGCAAACAGGGAACAGGGCTTACTTTTGCAGACTTACCTCTTGCGCAGAGACTTGATGTAATTGCAAAATATATCGAAAACAACTTTGAAGCATGTGTCGCAATGCTCGCCAATGTTCCTTATATGCAATGGACTTAATATTTTTTGCCATTTAGTGTTGCACATTTGTGCGAATTGAATAGAATTAAGAATGTAAACCAAAAAGTGCATCGGAGCGGTCAAACGCCGCTTTGTGCTATAAATTCCTCCCCCAAAAGGAGCAGGTTCGTAAGGAGCCTGCTCCTTTCTTTTTGGCAAAAAAAGGAGAACCCATGAATCGAGAAGATGTTGCAAAACGTAATGCCAGTATCGTGCGGGATATGCGCAATGGCATGCGGATTCGTGATGTAATGAAAAAGTATGATGTATCTCGCTACACATGCTACCGCACCATGCAAAGCGTAAATCGAAAAGAGAGACAAGCAAATTACAGTGACTGGAAAGCCAAGCGTGATGAAGAAATCGTCAATCGTTATGCCGATGGCGTCCCAGCAGAACAACTTGCTAAAGAGTATGGCGTTCACCGAGCCACAATATACCATATTCTTTCTGAGCACAACAAAGACTATCTGCGACAACGTGATGCCAAAAGACCGAACGCCACTCAATTGGCTCGTGAAGCACGGCAGCAAACATTTATCGAAGCTGTAAAAGCTGACCCGAATCGCTCAGTTATGAGCATTTGTGAAGAGTTTGGCTACTGTTCTTCTCACGGCTTTGCTCTTATCCATAAAGCCGGAATCTACCGTGGCCGAGGACGCAAAAAAGGAGCGAGCAACCATGACGAGGCTTGAGAAAATCCAGCGCCTGAACGCAATTGCAGCAGATTATGAGAAAGGCATGTCTCTGCCTGCCCTGGCAGAGAAGTACGGTGTCTGCGTACGGACCTGCTACCGTGCCATTGACAAAGATGCCGTAAAAGAACGTACTGTCGCTCTGAACAAAGCGACAAAGCTGGATACCGAAATCTTGAATGATTATATCGCCAATATGTCAGTAACAAACATTGCAGCGAAGAACAAAACCTCCACAACTCACTGCTACCGTGTTGCAAAAGAAGCGGGACTGTGCAGCTTGGAGCAGGGTCGGAACCGACGGTCATCCCGCCTTACGGAACGCAACAAGGAAATCTATGCCAAGCGGAAAGCCGGTGCCTCAGTCAAAGAATTGGCAAAAGAATATCAGTTAAAGGTCCCGACTGTCTATTGCATTCTTGAACATATGGAATGGGGTCGAAAACCATGAAAATCCGGTTAATTTTGTGCGCCGCGCTGGCTTTTGCACTCACCGCCTGCTATCCCGTTAGCACGCTTCCTGCAGATGTTCCTGTCGGCTCAGCAAAAAGTATCGTAGAGAAGGAATTGGAAAAATCCCCGGAAGAAGAATTTACGAACTGGCTAGAAGCAGAGCATATCACGCCGTATGCTTTCGGGGATTGGGGAGAGGCTTCAAATGGTTCCTTCACAGACGGCAAATGGCACGACGTCAAGCTTCGCATCACAAAAGTCACAACGGAAAGTGAAAACGAGGACTACATCGAAAATGTCATCGCCTACAACAACACCTACGCCACTGTGAAATTTGGCGAAGATGAAACTATCAAGCTGGAAGACGGCATTGATGATGCCGAGCTTATAGTAGTTGATTACGAAGTAGAGCTTCCCGAAGATTATCCTTGTGACGGAAACGCAGATGTAAACCTGTCTGTTCGTGACCAAAGTGGTCAAACGCAAATGATTAAGCTCGTGACAAGTGAAGAACTTGATATGACTCCCGGCACAGTATACGCCAAGCGCGGTATCTTTGCACGCAAGCAGGGCGACACAAACTATGTGTTCGAATCCCTCCGCTATCAAAACGACGCCGCTATTGAAGAACTAGATGAAGGGGCATCCGCCAGAGCATTGGAAGACAGCTTTTTCTCCAACAAATAATACCCATACAAATTCGAATAACAACACCGGACCTGCTGCGAATATTGCGGCAGGTCTTTTATTTTGAGGTAATAGCATGAACGACAAAGACCGTACACTTCTTCGCTATGTAGTAGAAGGGGATATTCGTAAAGCCCAGCAGCAGGCAAAAATCATTCTTGAGGGTATCACGACGGCAAAAGACGAGCAATTCAAGACCCGCTGTCTTTCTCAGCTCTCGGCAAAAGCACCGGAGCTTATCGAACTTCCCTATAACATGCAAGGGTTACTTGTGGCAGAAGATGTCACTAATTTCCCGGAAAATAGGTATTTGCTCCGTGATTCCGAAAAAGCTGTAATAGAACGCCTACTGAAGACGAGAAAAGCCTCTCTCCGACTTAAAGAACTTGGCATTCACTACACCTGTTCCTTGCTTTTGCAGGGCGAACCGGGAACCGGAAAGACCGAACTGGCACGATATATTGCATACAAAGCAGACTTGCCTTTCGTATATCTTAAATTCTCCGGGCTTATTAGTTCTGCTCTGGGGAAAACGCAGCAAAACATCGGGCATGTATTTGACTATGCTCGGCGTTCTCCTTGTGTGCTCTGCCTTGACGAGATTGATGCTATCGGCATGAGCCGTGGCGGAAAAGATGATGTTGCAGAGATGAGCCGCGTAACCATTGCTCTGATGCAGGAGCTTGACCGTCTCCCGAACGATGTCATTCTCATTGGCACGACCAACCGTTCTGACCAGTTGGACGCAGCATTGTTCCGTCGGTTCAGTTTTCTTCATCGCGTACGGAGCCTTGACAAGAACGATGCCGCCACTTTAGCAAAGATGTTTCTTGCATCGACGGGATACCACACCACCGAGCACACCGTATGCGATGTACTCGAAACCATCGAGAGCTTCTATACAGCGAGTAATGTGACGAAAGCTTGCACGGACTATCTCGTCAATCAAATTGTCAATGAAGAGCAGGAGGAGAGCCATGCGTGATTTTGAGCCCCGTATCCGCATGAAGCGCGGGACTGTAGCAGAGGAGTACCCGGAAGTTGCAGCTATGTGGCATCCTACTGCGAATAGCTTTACCCCTTCAGATATTACCGCCGGAAGCAATCAGCGTGCAGCACTTATCTGCCCTGTGTGCGGTTATGGCAGCGATGGAGAATGGCGACCAACTGTCGCTTCGACTTGTCGTACCAAGGGTGGCTGCCCGGTCTGCTCCGGCAAAATCGTAGTTAAGGGTAAGAATGATGTTGCCACCGTACATCCAGAAATTGCGGAGCAGTGGCATCCGACGCTCAATAAAATCAGCCCGGATGAAGTCTCTTCCGGCAGCGGGAAACATGTCTTTCTCGTATGCAAAAACTGTGGATACGGCAAGAAAGGGGAGTGGTGTCCCGTCATTGCATTTGCCTGCGGCAGCGGTGACAATCATACCGGCTGCCCGGCATGTGCTGCCAAGGCGCAAAGTGAACGTCTCAAAGCCTATCACGAACGGCGCAGAAAGGGGCGGTGATGTTATGCGAAGTCATTTGAGAGCTGAACCTATCATAAACGCTAAAAGAGATACTCCCTATAACATGAAAACGCAAAAAGAAATTGGATTATTAGGAGAAAAGGTTTGTAGGAACTTCCTCATAGATTGCTGCGCTAAGCACCGTTTTGGCTTCGTACGATTTGAAGATGTTCGAGATGTCAAAATGTATCAAGAAAGAGACATTGACTTTATTGTTTACACTTCAAGCGGGAAAACAATAACACTTGATGCCAAAGCGGATACATATACAACAGGAAATATTTTTCTCGAAATTTATGTTCCGGGTTTTAAGCTTGGGAAAAACGGCGTTCCTATCGCAAAGTATACAGAAAATGGAGAACGAGCCGGACAAAAACCCGGTTGGCTGTTTCGAGGAGCAGACTTTATTTTCTATTGTTTTTTAAACACAAAAGAAATCTTTGTTTTTGACAGGGAATGTGCGGCGTATTATGCTTGCGAATGTGCAATATCGGGAATGCCGCTGATTCCCATATATAGAACAGCAAAAAACGATGAAAACCGTGGAGATAACCGCAATTACTATGGCATGGGAATTTGTCCAAACGCCTTGCGAATGATGAACAGCAATATTATGAGAAATCATATGTGGCTGTGCCATTTCCAAAAAGGGCCTTATTATAATCCTTACACGAAAACTTATGACCATCCGAAAAAATCCGCCTGAGAATGTGAATTTTTCGCAAACAATTGCCTCATAAGCTACAAAAAAGTGTTATAGATTTGGTATAATATAGATAGGAAACGGAGGGAATTATTGTGAATCAAATCAACGCTGTAACGCTTGGAAAGCTCATTGCTGCACACCGTGAAGGCGACGAGCAGAAGTTCAAAACCTATGTTGATTTTATCGCCAAAGCCTATGAAGAACAGGGAAACGACCGTGCCGCTAACATCATCCTCAGCAACTATACGGGTGATTATGGCGAGCAGGGGAAGGTCGTTCTGGATGAACCAACCGAACAGACTACATACTACGAGACAGGCTGGTATGAGCCTGATGTTTTGGGGTCCGGTGGCTCCTTTCGCGGAGTTACAAAAGCAACTTCCGAGGAAGAAGCATTGCAACGGCTGCTGAAACACTCTGCCGACTATGCACATCGTATCACCGTATATAAGAAAGACGGCAAAATCGTAAAGCGGGAAATTTCCGAGTATGACCAGTGAACAACCCCGCCTAAACCGGCTCGCCGGTTATAGACGGGGCTTGCGGGGCAACTCGTAAGCCCGGTTGATTAGCCTTGGTGAACGGCAACTTCGGTTGCTGCGAACTCCGTTATGCATTTGATGAGCAATCATCTTCATAATATAGGCACCCCGATTATGCTCCACAAGTGTCGGGCTCTGCGGGCAGTGTATGTATCAATGACGCAAGCCATTGATATGTATTACGTTAAAAATCTCTAAGGGTAGGAGATGTGCGGCTGCCATGTCGAAAGGCTAAAACAGTGCATAACATTGGCGAAGTGGACCACAGGGCGCAAGCCCTGACTTATAGTTCATTACTATTTAACGAAAGGAGTATCTTGCATGAACACTTGCGTTTGTGTTCTCGGTAATAACGGTGAACGCTTAATGCCTACCTTCCGTCTTGGCAAGGTACGCCGACTCTTGAAAGACGGAAAAGCAAAAATCGTTAAGCATCATCCTTTTACCATCCAGCTGCTGTATGACAGCAAAACAAACACTCAACCCATCGAAATCTGCGAAGATGTGGGCTACAACTACATCGGCATCAGCGTAAAAAGCAAATCTCACGAATATGTATCTGCTCAGTATGATACATTGCAGGATGAGAAGGAACATCACGATGACTGCCGTATGCACCGTCGTACACGCAGAAATAGATTGCGCTACCGTAAACCGCGCTTCGATAACCGCAAACGCGGCGAAGGTTGGCTTGCTCCTTCTTTGATGCATAAGAAAGAACTCAATGTCAACGTTGTCAAGATGTATTGTGCAGTAATGTCCATTACTCATGCAACGGTTGAGGTTGGCTCTTTCGATACGATGCTTGTGAAAGCAATTCAGGAAGGAAAAGTCATTCCTGAGGGAGCAGACTATCAAAAAGGTCCTCGCTACAATTTGGCAACCTTGCGGGAAGCAGTATTTTACCGCGATAACTATGTCTGTAAAATTTGTGGGCGTAAAGCTACAGAAGGTGCGATTTTACATATGCACCATATGTTCTACTGGAAAGGTCGTCACGGCAACAGCCTGGACGAACTTCTAACGGTATGCGAAAAGTGCCATACGCCTGCCAATCACCAAAAAGGTGGTAAGCTTTATGGTTTCGGAGAAGATGTAAAGTTCGCCGACCTTTCCGGTGCGGCTTTCATGAACACCGTTAGGTGGCAAATCGTCAATGAACTCTACGTTGCTTTTGGCAAGCCATTTGTTACAATCACTTACGGCGCAATGACAAAAGAAAAGCGTATCGCGCTTCAGCTTGAAAAAAGCCATAACAATGATGCATATGCAATGGGTGAATTTCATCCAAATCTCCGTTGTATGTTTGAGCACTATGAAAAGGCAAGGCGTAACAACCGTATCCTTGAAAAGTTTTATGATTCTCGCTACATTGACATTCGTACAGGAGAGATAGCCACCGGAAAAGAACTCTTCAACGGTAGAATTAACCGTAACCACAAAAAGGATTCGGAAAATCTGCACAAATACCGTGGCAAGAGGACATACGCAGGGCATCGTGCTCTGTTACGCAAAAAGGTGAATCTCAATCCGGGTGATTTAGTCTCTCTCAACGGAGAAAATCTCATTGTGCATAGCACTCATACCAAAAAGAATGGTGCTGTAAATGTAGAGTTCGAGACACCCGCAAAAAGCGGTCAAAAATCCGCAAGCCTTAAAAAGCTTAAAATTGTAAAAGCAGCAAATTCCATACATCCCGCATGGAAAAAAATATCTTAATCATTAAAAGAAAGGAGTAGCAGGGTATTTGTGCTAACTGAGTACACTTCAAATTGCCTCTTGGTTAGTGCATTCCTCACCGCCTAAGTCGCAAGCGACTATAGACGGTGTACCCTGCACACATAATTTAATGAAGTGGAATGTATTTTCTCTCGAAGCAGTTGAAACGGCATTAAAACCCAAGTTTGTGTTGGAGAAAGCCCGCTATGTGACGGACGACGAAGAGTACGGCGAGGGCGAGTCTACGCGCCTTGTTTTTCGCAATGTAGAAGAGATGCCGGAAATCGACTATATTAAGCGGACCGTCTGCACATTCATTCAGGACACCTATGTTCATTTTAAGGACAAAAGCCTCAAGCCGATGTGTATTTGGCAGGATAACCTCAATGAAAGCGAGGACCATATCCGTTATTCCACAAACAACCTTGTGTCGCCACCGCTGGGACTCATTGGCGAAACATACATTTCTGACGAAAGCCACACACACAAGTGGCTGGTAGCCCAAGGAGGAACTGAACTTCTTGAGAAAGCGTCCGTCAGCATTGATGTTGATGTGATTTACGCCTATGACAATGTCGATAAGGTTGAGAAAAGTTCCGAAAACGGCGAGGTACATGGCGTTCTCATCAACAGTACAATGTATCTGCGCGAATCGGAAATCAAACAGGTTGCTCAGCTTATTAAAGATGAAAAGCTCCGTAACCGCGTATTGACGCTGATGCGCTCTCATCGCCGTATTGTATCGGCTCCCGAAAAAGAAAATCGCAATATTCGGGAAATCGCATCCGCACAGATGCTGGGTCAGGGGTGAAATTGTGAAACACAAAATCTCAGAAATCGGCGCTCAGATGCTCAAGTACCAAGAACAGCTTGCCCGTGAATACAAATACAAACCCATCCCGCGTACCTTCTTCTCCGATGTGAGAGCCAAGTTTCAAAAGGCATTGCCGGAATGGTGCAATGTGTCCGGTGACACGATTTCGCTCGAAACCACCAACGGTACGGTCATTACCAACGGGTACAACCGTATCGTGATTGGCGACTACGGCGCATTTGTTGAGTTTTCCCGCGTCCAAGCCTGTATGCGACGCCTCGAAATCAAAGAAGGTCAGGTCTATCGCGTGGAAAACCCGCGCTATGCCGAGCACGTCAAATATCTCTGGCTCACGGCAGATGATGGTTCGGATGTGAAGGTATACGACCAGAAGCGTCCGGTAGAATATGCGGATTATAAGCCGGGGATGCTGTATGTCAGTGTATATGAGGTGTTCCCACACATCTAAGAAAATCAAAATAAGAAGTTCTACCCAGTTCAGGGTGGGCTTTTTATCGAGAGCGCCGCAAAGACTACTGACTCACGGAGGTAACCGACAATGGTAACGTTTATTGATGATGATGATATCGAACTAAAGCCTTGCCCGTTCTGTGGTTCTACAGCCGGGTTATATGCCAGCTATGAAGGCAGGTATGCAGTGCGGTGCAACTACTGCCGCATCGGAACTGTCCTCATAAAAAACGAACAGGACGCGATTGAGTTGTGGAATCACAGAACGGAGGTAACGAACGATAACTAACACAGACAAAGCAATTGCATTGCGCCCATCATACTGGGCAAGCGTATCTGGCGGAAAAGATAGCCTGTATATGCTCAATTACATACTGAACAATCTGGACAGATACCCGCTTGACGGCGTGGTTCACTTTGAACTCGAAATCGACTACCCGTTTATACATAACGTTATCGACTATATGGAAACGGAGTGCAAGCGAGCGGGCATCCAATTTGTGCGAATCAAGCCGAGGAAAACGTGGGAAGAATTGTATGATAAATGCGGTTTCCCAACAAGAAAAGTAAGATGGTGTAACGGTCACTATAAACTTGATGCAAAGTGGCAACTATCCGAATGGCTGAACAAAGTCGGTTTTTATGTAGTAAATTACATAGGCTATTGTGCCGACGAAGAACGCCGTTTCAACAAACGGTTGAGTGCCAAAAAGTTAGAGATATACCCTCTCGCAGAAAACGGCATTAACGAAGATGTGATTTTGGAATGGGCAAAGACACAGCCTATTTTCAACAGCTACTACAAAACCAACAAGCGCTGCGGTTGTATGTATTGCCCGATGTCCTCGTTTCTTAACTTTGCCTATCTCTATAAATACTACCCCGAAAATTTCCGGTATATGCTTGAAAAAATGCGGGAAACGGAAGAATTGAGAGAGAAAGAGCTTGGTAGACCGTTCTCTGTGATTTCATCGAATCCCAAATATAATGCGGATTACTTGGAACACATCGTCAAAACGAAATGGCTCAAAAAGCTCAACGAAATGGAGATGACCAACAATGACTATGTCGATGCGTATTGCGTCGGTGTGGATGTGGATGGTCACACCACTGTCCACTAGGTTGCATTAAAGAGTATTGGCAAAAAGGTGTTTTATCGAGTTTAGCTGTGGGGAGAATGTCAATTGGGTGAAAGCATGAGCAGTGAACCAAAAGTAATCACTTCCTTTGAGGAAGCACCGCAATCGTTGCGCGATAAATGCGATAAAGAAGTTTTGCGAGCTTTTTTTAATGCACACTTCTCAATTACAGAAAAAAGTGTGAATGACGATAAAAGATTCTATCTCGATGATGGACGCAGAATTAAGGACGATGATATTCTTGTCGCCTACATGAAAGATAGGAAAGTCTGGACAGAACCCGGCGTTGAAATTCGTACTATAACAGGCGAACTCACAAACAAGTTTGGAGAAAAAAAGCTCAAAGATTTCTTTGCAGCAGGATTTTTCTTAACGAAAAAACGCATTAAAAAGAACAAATGGAGATATTATTTGCCGGACGGCAGATGCTTGGATAGTGAAAAGAAACTCGATGACTTTTTACTCGAAAAGCTGCGTCCAGCTTTTGACAAAGAGTTATGCGACCGCGTGATTGACACGGCAGCCACGGCAATTCCAGGTGTTGACAAAAGCGAGCTGTTCATTTCCGACACAGAAAACGAAAAGGCTGCGTGCCTTAATGTAAAACTTGACGGCAAAGTCTATAAAGAAGCAATTTTACCGTATGTTTCCTATGAAGGCATCATTAGCTCATCACTTTATAATAACCTTTATTCACGCTGCACGGTACTTCATAAGCGCAACATTGAGCGCTTTGAGAAATCTCACGATTTGAAGGCGCTCAAACAAATTGCAGAGTCTATTCTTCTGTCTTTACAGGTAGATGAAAAACATATCCTGCTCGGGGATTTCTGCATCACCTCCAACAAAATTACTGACATCAATGTAGGGCTGCAGCAGGAAAGTGCATTGAAGAAGGCAGTCGTCACCACAACAGTAAAATTTGATAACGGTAGGAAAGCTGTTTTCAGCATCCAAGTAGCTTTTGGAATCAATGATGTTCTTCTGCAAGAACTCTATAGAAATGATGTTCTGACGCAAGGGGCAAAGGTTGTCTCAGAACAGAGAGACTATTCCGTTACCCCGAACTCTATCTTGCATGACTTTGTCTGTACTTGCTGCAACAATGCTCATACGGTCAGTAAAACATACAGAAAAGGCAAAATCGTTCTGGACGGCGTACTCAGACAGGTATATAACAGCGTTGACGCCGCTTCCGCATTACCTGTAAGCAACCTTTTCGTACTTGGGAATGACCCTGCGAAGGATGTTTCCTATTGCGACATTGCAGACCAAATCACCGTAAAAATCACACCGGATAAAGGCACAGCAGAACAATGCGTTTCACTAACCTATTCTACTGCTGAAGAATTCCTTGACAAAGCGGCGACCGTACTCCTTGAAGATTTCTACGCCGCAAGCAGCGATGCAAAATGCCATGTCAGATATGACTTAACATTGGATATTTCTAAAAAGGGAAAAGAAAGTCTTCGGTGTGAAGCAAAGCTATTCGACACGCAAACGGGTCTTATTATTGCCCAGACCACAAGGTGTCTTGTCAAAAAGTTGAAAGCGGACATTGAGCAAAGCAAAGACCAGATTCCGACCAGCTTCAGCAATGTTTTTTGGATAAGCAATGCAGAAGACATTTTGATGTATGCAGTTTCCTGTGACCCAGAATGGATTGCAAGTGCTTACAAACAAATACGCGAACGATTAGGGCTGCTTGGATATTATTTCTGCAAATTCTTCGCGGCGCAAGACAACCACAGCTATTGTAAGACAGACTTGCTGACAGATTTTTTGCGGGAAGCGAGTATAGACTTCAAAAAGGCTGCCATCGCGGATAAAATGGAACAATTCCTGCGTACTTATATTCTCTTACCGGAGAGCAAAACTCTTTATCTGTTTTCCGTCGACTCTGTGCGCAATTATTATGGCAGCTTTGAGACTTACAAACCTGTCAGCAAATACCTCCTATCAGCAGTTGCTGCACAATATGAGGCAGAATCTGTAGAGCCAACCTTTGAGGATATGGATTATCTACTGAAGGACGCACAGTACGCATTATTTACAGACAGGTGCCAAAATGCCAAGACGGAAGAAGACGCTTTCACCATTATTTCTCATCTGGAAAAACAGCCGCAGACTTTCAAAAAATTGCTCTTTGCAAAAGAGTATTTCAAGAATGTATACGCGCTGCTGAATGATACAGACAAAATGTTCGCCGATATTGTTATCAGCGACTGTCCCGGCTGTACCAAGCTACTGAAATCTCTCCAGAATTTTGCCGAGGAACAATCAAAGAATGTATAACTACACCCCCGATAAAATCATCGCATCCCTTGCCGAAAACAACTATTTTGCTAACCGCAGGATTGCATATGCCGTTCTGAATGTGCTGCGCGACGATGCGTCACCTCTACTCATAGAAGGTGACCCCGGCGTAGGAAAGACGAGCCTTGCCAAAGCGGTGGCTTCTATGCTGCAGATTCCTCTGATTCGTGTTTCATGCCACGAGGGAATTACAGCGGATAAAATTCTTTACGACTATGACTACCAGCGGCAATTGCTGGTGGTGTCTGCCATTCGGGACAAGCTCAACGAAAACCTCCGGGATTTAAGCGTGAACGAAAGCATCAAAGCTGTTGCGCAAAACACAGAGTTTTATGGTCCGGATTTCTTGTTGAAACGCCCTGTCATCGAAGCTCTCACGATGAAGGGTCACAAAGTCCTTCTCATTGACGAAATCGACAAGACTGAGCCGGAAATCGAGCACGCTCTACTCGAAATGCTCTCCGATTTTGCTATTACCATTCCGGAATATGGCACGATTCAATGTGCGCCGGAGGATAGACCTATCGTTTTTCTGACCTCCAACAACTATCGCGAACTTTCTCAGCCTATGTTGCGGCGCTGCTCTTACCTTTACATCGAGCACAAGCCCCTTGCAGAAATCAAGCAAATCATCTGCGCGAATGTCTCTGCCTCTGAGGCGTTTGTGGATAGCGTTGCACAGGTCATTGACCGGCTTCAGAGCCTCGACCTGCGTCACGCCATCTCCATCAGTGAAGGCATCGAATGGGCAAAGTGCTTGATTGAGACATTCCATTGTAAAACGGCTATGGATGTGAAGAACGCAATGCCATATTCTATCGGTTCCCTCGTCAAAGACCACGCAGATGAGAAAACGGTAGCAAAAGCCTTCAACCTGTCCAACGGGAATGAGAAATGAGTGAAGCAACAAATCAAACCATCGAATCTTATGTGAACCTGTACACTAAGTTCTTCCAAGAGCTTACACAGGAATACGGCTTCTCATTCTCAATATCAGAAGCGCTCAACGGCATCCAACATATTTCTGACCCGTTAGATGTAGAGGACGTGCTGTACACCATGCAGGGCGCTCTATGCCATACAAAAGAGGAATGCGACACATTTGAGGCAGTTTTCTGCAGGCGATTCTTGCAGTATTCCTACGCGCCAAAGCCAAAGGAATCTTCAATTCCTAAGAAAAGAGCAACGAATAGTGTTGCCACTTTTGTAGATATGCCCGATGATGCTCTGGAAGAGTGCCGTAAAAAGACACAAGCGAACAGAGACCAAGCACAAGCGGACATAGAGAACTACCGCCGGTCTAACAGAGGAAAAGAATCGGTCAGTAACCAGCAAAAGGCAGTAGACGCTCTGCGCGAAGAAACCGAACAAAAACGCCAAGCTGTTTTGCAAGCATACGACGACTACCAGAAAGCAGTAGCATCTGTTACGCTTGCCGAAAACAGGCAGCTTGTAGACAAAATAGAGCAGCTATTGCAGAAGGTAAATACCGAGACGAACAGAGAGCTTGCTGCATACGGAATCATGGAGCGGCAATTGCGAAACTCTCTTGCTTCCGGCACTTCACAGGAGCTGGCTGTCTCTCAGAAACTCTTATTATCTGCTGCGGTCATTGCTCGTTCTGCAAAAGAAATATCTCTGTACATGGATTTCATCTCTCTTGCCAAGGCATTCCAAGACTTGGCAAAAAGCGTGAAAACAAGTCAGTCTAAAGTGTCAGAAGATACTACCGTAAAGGTAGCAATTAAAGAACGTGTGGAAGCAACAGGGGAGTGGGAAAAAGCAAAAGAAGCTCTTCATAAAGCAGAAGCCGAGCTTGAGAAACAAGAGATGCAAAAGGCGTTGTATGAAAGCAATCTTCGCACTCGCGAAAAGAGAGTGACTTCTTACGATGCAATTCTTACGAACATTCGGAAAGCCCAGCAAGAGAAGCAAATGCAAAGCATTGAGAAGGAGCAGTCGCTCCGACATCGAGAAGTATTCTCCGGAGGTCATAATGCGGTAAGAAGCAAAAAGCAAACGGATGCACTTCTCAACGAGGATGTCTCGAAGCTCTCTAATGCCGATATTGAGAAGGTCCTCACTTTTATCCGCACAAACGCCAAGACTTTCCGCCAAAAGCTTCGTAAGCTGTACATAACCCAGCAGAAAAAGCAAATCGACGTCAAAAAAACGATTGAGAAATCCGTCCAGTGTGATGGCGAGATTGCACGACTGTACTACAAAAAGCCGATAAAGTCCAAAGCAAATGTCGTGATGCTGGCGGATATTTCCGGGTCATGCCGCGCTATGACTTCTCTCGCTCTGACGTACATGGGTCTGATGAGGGAAGTATTTCCCGGTGGCTGCCACCTGTTCGTTTTTGTGAACCACTTGGTTCCTGTAGACCGCTATTTCTCAAACGAGAATGTCACAGCGGCAGTAGAGAGCATCAACAAGAATGTTCCCAGCCGGGGCATCTACTCAAACTACGGCGTTCCTCTAAAGGAACTGCGCTACGACAATACCGGCATCATCAACAAGGATACTACTATCGTCATGTTGGGAGACTGCCGAAACAACAAGAACTATTCCGGCGTGGAAGAGGTTGAATGGCTTTCTAAGCGGGCATCCAACTTCTTCGTTCTGAACCCCGACCCGTTGAACAAATGGGGGCAAGGGGACTCTATTGCCGACCTCTATGCCAAGAGTGGTGCGACGGTCTGCCGGGTGAGTTCAACGCAGGATTTGCTTACTTTTTTGGAGTTTGCAAGCCTCAGAAAGCAAGCCTAATACGCGACCACAATATATGGTGTATGTCGCAATTTGTTTACATTCCATACACTATATATTGTGGTTTTCGTATTGACTATCCGTACATATTGTGGTATAATGCTAATGTACTCAGGAAAGGCGCTACAAGCAAATCTCCTGAACATGCTCCTGTAGCTCAACTGGCAGAGCAACTGTCTTGTAATCAGTAGGTTGCAAGTTCGATTCTTGTCGGGAGCTTTTGGCAAGCCAGCCTGCATCTGGTTTGCACGGGCACTTCGGCAACATCTGAAGCGCCTTGCCACTCGTTAAGACGACCTCCACGCGGTGAGTGGTGGGCAGCGGGGTTAAATCCGTTGGCTGACGTCTTATAAGATTGAAAGTAATCGGCGGGTCGCAGGTTTAAGTCCTGTCGAGAGACCCCGCGCTACCAAGAAATTGGTGGCGCATCATGACACGGGGTGTAGCAATGGTAGCTTGCCAGTCCCATACGCTGGCGGTTGTGGGTTCAAGTCCCATCCCCGTACCCACGTCCTGACCGAGACGTAAAGCCGGTCAAATACCAACCCATGCAGCCACCTGTCTTGCGTCATGGGTTGGTCATATGGCTCGATAGTTCAACAGGTTAGAGCACCAGCCTGTCACGCTGGAAGTTGTCGGTTCGAGCCCGATTCGAGTCGCCATTGGGTGTAGTACAAGGGAATGCGTCAATCGCGCGATAAGGCGTAATAGTGGAGTACAGGTGCGACGCGTAAGCACGAACTACGGTGGTGAGACACCACCCACCCAAAACACATCCATCGGTCAGATGTAAAATGACCGAAATATTCTGGTGTCGAATACGAAGGTTGTAATATACCACCGGTTAATTCGCTCGTTGCGCACGAGAAAAGATGGTTCGACTCCATCCACCAGAGCCGCGACCCGCTGAGGTAGCCCTAACGGGTCGAAATCTAACAAGGAGGACAGTCCGATGCAGAAGTAATTCTCGTCCGAATGTCGACATCAAAGAAAGGGACACACCAATGCACTAAGTAACGTCCGCATAGACGCAACAGTGAAAGGGTCACTCCGATGATGTAAACCACCTTGTGGCGGGTAGCTACCGCCAACGCAAGCTAGTCCACATCTGGCTTGCATGGGTACGCCGGTCATTATCGACGTACCTTGCCGCTCATGAAGACAGCCTCCACGTGGCGAGCGGTGGACAGCGACTATAGCAGCCGCTGACGAATGCCTCCAACGGAACCGCACTACGACTCCCTGCGTGAGCGGTATCCAAAAGGTCAGGAAGCCGTGTGGGCGAGTGCTTCCTCTTGTGCTTGGCGCAGAAACAACAAATCTCGTCCCATCAAGCATGCAGACGTACGAGCATCCCCGTTAAGCCGGGGCGCAGCCAGACGCGACACAGCCGCCAAGGCGGGACTGCTGCACGGCAACTGGTAAGTATGCCGCAGTCCCAGACAAAGCCCACAGCAAGAGCCGCCCATGTACTTGGGCGGACAAATAGGGCTGCAAGAATCGAAGTTGACCAACGCTCAAGTGCTTTCCCGGATTCCCTTGCCCAGTCAGCATTGTGGATTCGCGGGATTGCTAGAGGGTGTAAAGATGATGTTCGGGGTTGACCACCTCCAAAACGAGCATCATGGCGGGGCTAAGTGAGGGTTCACCCGCAATTTTATGGAGTATTCGTATAACGGTTAATACCTCTGCCCTCCAAGCAGATGACGTCGGTTCGACCCCGATATACTCCTCCAATGTCCCTGCGCTGACAGCCTCCTTGTGGCAAGGGATGGACAACAGATGCTGCAGCATCTGGCTAATGTCTAGCACAAAGATTGAAATCAAACGGGCGGTGTCGGTTCAATTCCGATATATTGCCCCACGTCGCCGTCACCGTACACCACGACGTTAAACTGGTGAGCATGGTCCACTTGTGGTCCGCTGTCCGAATGCCAATGGACAGCCTATAAAAGAATAGGCAAACAGGTGCTGTGCCTGAGAGTATCCGAGAGTCCCGGTGTCAGTCGCGAATGAGACCGGAAAACAGCGGAGAGGGTACAATGCAGAATCCGTCGGCGTGGCTGCCGAATGGTGCTGGAAGAAAAGGGTTGGCTGCCCTGATTGCGGGATGATAACCAGTATAAAACATCCTACCGTGCTTGGTTAGCTCAGCAGGTAGAGCGGCGCATTCGTAATGCGCAGGTCGGCAGTTCGAATCTGCCACTAAGCTCCACGGTCCGATTGGGTGACGCGCTCTTTGAGAATCCGCCCAAGAAGCTGTCAGCGGGGGCATGCACTTGCTGACGGTTGGCTAAGTCCTTACGGAAGTCGTCGTAGCCGGAACCGAACACGAATAGGCGACGTAAAGCCCCGCATGGCAAAGCGTTATCTGCTATAGCGCATGACAACTCTAACATAGAAGGGAGGTTGACTCCAATGGAGCAGGCAATTATCAATGTCGAAGGAACTTCAACTATCGAGACTGCAGCAGCAGCCAAAAAGCTGATTGAGACATTCGGGAGCCAGAACATCCGCGCCATCTCGGTTAAACGCGTGAACGAGAATAGCAACGAGGTCGTTGTTGAACTCGATTTTGTTCCGGGTCTTGCACAGCATCTGCACGGTTTCACTATGCAGGTCAACGGCTTGACCGCAGGCTACGACGGCACCGGTCCCTCAAACCTGTACGAAGTCCTGCAGGCGGCTGGCGTAAGCGAAACGCTGGTAACGTGTGAAGACATCACACAGAAGGATGCCAAAACTATCCCGCTGCATCTGGAGCGCGAGGTCAAACAGTACGGCGGCTATCAGTACGCCTAAAGAAAGCATTCCCTATGTCGACAGCCTCTTTGGAGGTAGGGATGAACAATAGACAGCACGAGCGTCTAACAAAATGTCGAATTAAGATTGAAAGAAAATGGACTTGATTGCGTGTACTGTATCACGGTACACGAGTCATTTTCGTGTGGAGCCCTTTGGCGGGTGCATCCCGCCATCATGGGGATATAGCTCAGTTGGGAGAGCACCTGCTTTGCAAGCAGGGGGTCGAGGGTTCGAATCCCTTTATCTCCACCAACAGGGTCGCTTCGTTTTCTGCGATGGCCTACCCTGGGCTTGATTGTGTACTGTTTCGTACAGTACGAGTCATTATCGCGCGGAACTCCTATAACTATGACCACGAAGACGAACGCCTCGTCCGCGCCGCTTGGACAAGCGAATTACACGGGGCATCGTCAAGCCGAAAAAATGTAGTGTCGAGTGGCGAAATCGGCTGCGACATTGGCGAGGAGCACCACCCTCGTCAGTCTCCCTTGCTAACAACCTCCACGGGGTGGGAGATGGGCAACAGATGCCAATAACATCTGGCTAATAGTAAGCAATCAAAGCGCGGACCTCCTTTAAAAACCATGCCACGTGCATTACACATCTTGCCGCGCTCCGGTCGCTACGTCCCGGTAAAACAAGATATGCAACAAGCCGTAACAATCATACCGTGTGGCGAAACCGGCTGCGGTATGGGCAGGATAAGTTCCCGCCAGTTACTCAATCAAGACAACCTCTGCGCGGTGAGTGACAGGCAACGGATACAATGTATCCGGCAAATCGTCTTATAAACAAAATACATGGTTGGGTGTCCGAGAGGTCTATGGAACCGGTCTTGAAAACCGGCGATGCCGCAAGTGTCCGTGGGTTCGAATCCCACCCCTACCGCCATTCTGCCGGGCATCGTCCCGGCTTTCTTTGTTTGTTGGAGGGTATCATGACCAAGCAAGAACTTGCCGAGATGGTCACAAAAGCCAAGCTGTGGGCAATCGAAGCTCACGCAGGGCAAAAAGATAAAGCAGGGAAGGACTACTTTGAGGCGCATGTCTCTGTAGTCGCCAAGGAGGTTAAAGGAGACCCAGTAGCTGAAGCTGCCGCTTTCCTGCATGACACAGTGGAAGACACCACACTTACGATGGAGGACATCCGAGCAGCATTCCCGAAAGAGGTCGCCGATGCGGTAGAAGCCTTGACCCGCAAGAAAGGGATGTCTTATGCCGAATACCTTTGGCACATTCAGCAGAACCATACTGCTATCAAAGTAAAACTCTCTGACCTGCGCAACAACATGGATTTGAGCAGGCTACCACACGAACCGACCAAGAAAGACCTCGCACGAACGAAGAAGTATAGCCGAGCTTACGCAATGCTCAGTGGTATCCACGATACCCCTTATAGCATCTCTGAGGTAAACCCTTACGCACTTTACGACTACCTTCTCTCTACCAGTTGGGAGAAAGCAGAAAAGCAAAAGAAAAGCAGTGAAGTAGTCGTTCTGAAAGCGCCTGCTGATAGCCTTACTATTTCGGTTCCTATCGACATGACGCTTCCGGACTATGAGACGATGATGGGGGAAGCCGTGACCAGACTGTGCGTACATGAGGACGCTCCGCGCCCCGATGTTCTGGATACAATCATCCATTGGAAGCCGTTGCCGAAAGAACAGTAAGCAACCTCATAGACTTGCGTTTCTGTTGCTGCTCTTGTGGCTAAACTGTTAATTTCACGGCTCAAACCACTATATATTGTGTTTTCGTATTGACTATTTCCACATGATGTGGTATAATGATGATACTGAAACAACGAAAGGAAATCAGCCGATGTTCGCCACTATGTTGAACCAACAGAATAGCTCACAAGGGCTGCGGAGCATAAATCTCCTCGGTCAAGTTGTGTTGTCTGTACAGGGTCATCATAGCGCGGTAGTTGCGGGTTAAATAAAGCCTGCACCCCATCGGAAGTTCCGTTTCATCTCGCTATGACAGCACCCTCAGGCATAAAATGTCTGCCGGGTGCTTTTTACATGTTGGGTTGTCGCCAAGCGGTAAGGCACGGGACTTTGACTCCCGCATTTCGCGAGTTCGAATCTCGCCAATCCAATTTGACGATATATCGCCATACTTTTGCAACGATGTAAAGTCATCCATACCATACAACATCCGAAAAAGGAGGTGATTCTAATGGCTACCGCACGCAAAACTGCTGTTATCTATGTCGAGGTCGGCGCAGACAAGAAGCAGGTCAAACTGGAGGACATCCAGAAGGCGGTCAAGACTGTCGAAGGCACCAAGAATGCCTACGTCAACGCTGCCGACGCCGCAGTGTATTGTGTTGATGCTGACGGCAAGACCACGAAGGTCGAGCTGTAAAGCGTCTTTTCCCGTCGCCCGTTAAGCGGACGACTTCGTGGGAGTTTAGCTCAGCTGGGAGAGCATCTGCCTTACAAGCAGAGGGTCAGTGGTTCGAGCCCGCCAATTCCCACCAAAGGTTCCTGGCTCCCTAGAAAAAGCCAGTGGTGGAGCTGATGGGTTAATACCATCACAAAACAGTGCATGTGCTGCCAATCACATGCCTTTCATGGGCCCGTAATGGTTTTCGACAGGGTATGGAAGATTTCATGTCGCGGGTATGGTTCCGCCTCAAGGACCACCTTAAAAAGTAACTGACAACAATCGTTACGCTTCTCCTATCGCTGCTTAATTAAGCAGACGGAGACCAAAACAACGCACCATCTCGCGGGTAAGCGTGTGAGGTTCAAAGGTACGCAAGATATGTACGGCGCAGAATAAAACCGGAACCGTCTGAAGTCTAAGTACACCGAGACGCAAATCATGGTGAGCGTGGTCATCTGTCCGCTGCAAAAGGTTCGTCGCACGACCAGACAAACAGTCCAAAGTTGTCAATCATGTGACTATCGCGTAAGTAATCATGGAATTGGATATATGCTGGACACGAGTTCGACTCTCGTCGGGTCCACCAGAATAGCGTATTTACGCTATATTTTAATTTAAGGCGGCGCAAAAGCCGCCATCATGCTCCCGTAGCTCAGTTGGTTAGAGCATCTGACTGTTAATCAGAGGGTCGTCCGTTCGAGCCGGACCGGAAGCGCCATAAGGGCTGTTTGTTCAACGGTTAGAACTCTTGGCTCATAACCGAGGTACGCGGGTTCGACCCCTGCACAGCCCACCATTTAGTTCAAATCCTAACATCTGGCAGTATGTCAACTACCATCATATGCTCCTGTGGTGGAATTGGCAGACACGACACACTCAAAATGTGTTTATCTATGGGTTCGAGTCCCATCGGGAGTACCACGTCCAGCAGTACGATAACTGCTAATCATATGGGTTGTTAGCTCAGTTGGCAGAGCAGCGGACTGTTAATCCGCGTGTCGCAGGTTCGAATCCTGTACGACCCGCCATATGTTCGAGTGGTGGAACGGCATACACGCTGGTCTAAGGAGCCGGTTTTGTGACCCCAGCTCCCACTTCGGACAGTCGCTCATGATTGCAGCCTCCACGCGGCGAGCGACGGACAACAATCAGTGTAAAGCTGGTCGGCTAATGCTAAAGATTAAAACAAATCTCGCCTCGAACAATCGCTCACGATTTCCGCCGTGAGCACCAACAAAGCCTGTGCTTTGCAGAGCGTAGGCTCACATTTTTTAAGAGAGAGTTCCCAATGAGCAAGCATCTACTAGGCTCAGACCGCGTCCTTCACGAAGGCGCTGGCTACCGTAACAAGTACACACTTAAAAGCCCCAAGCCTCCGGTTGGCAGGAGAGAGAACCCATCCAACTCGAAGCAAGAGGGTGTAGATGCAGTGTACATCCCCGATACCGCCAAATGGTGTAGCAAAAAGTAAACCACAAGTTGATTGACCTACCACGCAGATGTGGTATAATGTAATCAGAACGAAACGAAAGGAGACAACCGAAGATGCTGTGCAAGACTGTTAATGCTGTGTCGTTTGCTGAGTATAGTTATGAATCTGAATTCGAGTCCTACGAATCCAGCTTTATTTCCCATACTCCTCGACAGGCAAAAACAGACCATGTACAGATGCGGTGCGTCTCTAAACGATAACTGCATTTTCACACGCTGCTTGTCGAGTCATTTCGGCAGGCAGCGTTTTTTGTTGCCTGCAATATAGAAAGGCAGCAAGAAAATGAACGTTCCAACAATCGATATCCAGCAGACAGGTGCCAACATCAAGGCACTGCGAAAAGCGGCAGGCATCAAGGTCAAGGATGTGGCAGACACGCTCGGCGTATCCACGCAGGCGGTAGCCAAATGGCAGGCAGGCACAGCACTTCCTACCATCGACAATCTTGTGATTCTCGCCGCGATGCTCGATACGAAAATTGATGACATCCTTGTCATCGCATAAACCCTCGCCGCAGGATTGCGGCTATATACGGCCGAATAGACGAATTGGTTAAGTCGCAAGCCCTTCACGCTTGAGAGTATGGGTTCAAGCCCCATTTCGGTCACCATCTGCTTCTGTAGCTCAGTCGGTAGAGCAGTAGGTTGAAGCCCTATGTGTCGCTGGTTCGATTCCAGCCGGGAGCACCATTATGTGCCGGTATGCAAGTGGTTAAAGCAAGCGGTCTGTAAAACCGTTCCGTTATGGTTCACTGGTTCAAATCCAGTCCGGCACACCATAAGGCCCCTTCGACAAGTTGGTCCAAGTCACCACACTCTCAATGTGGAGTCAGCAGTTCGAGTCTGCTAGGGGTCACCAACATCGCACCTGTGTTAAAAGGTGCATCATGCAGAGGTCGCCTAACGGTAGGGCAACGGACCGCTAATCCGTCGCGAGGCAAAACGGCACTCACTACGAAGTGCCAATCAAACCCTCGCCTGCGAGTTCGAATCTCGCTCTCTGCGCCATATGCATGTGTGTCCGAGTGGCTGATGGAACTGGTCCAGAAAACCAGCGGTCAGAAATGGCCCGTAGGTTCGAATCCTACCACATGCGCCATGAAAAGTCTCCATAGTCTGCGATTATTCGTGGATTTTGGAGACTTTTTCTTGTATAGCACCACAATTTATGGTATAATAGCAACAGAAAGCAACAAATAATAGAGTGTCAGAAAATGCAAAAATACGATTTCATTACGAAGCAATATACCCCGTACACACCGGCTCAGGACGGACGCTATGACATCATGGCTCGTCCTAATGAAGGGCTCAATTGTGCTGCGTGCGGGCACATCATCAACGAATGCAACGCGTACACATCAGCAGCCATCCAGAACGATATTGGTTTAGGCTATCTAATTTGCAAGAACTGCTACGACTACGAACTCGAAGTCAGAAAAACAGTAAAGTGATGGCTCAGCCGCTTTCCATTAGGAGGCGGCTTTTTCTTTGCAAAAATATATGTACAATCTGTTACTATCTGCTTATCTATGTTGTAAAAATTGCAATTTTATGGTATAATAAGAATTAGCAAAAAGAAAGGATTTTGCCGTATGTACATTGATTTCACAAACAAGCAGTATTGTTTGATTCTCCACATCTTGGCAATTATGAAGCCGTTCTACAACAACGACTTTCACTCTATCTGCAAAGAAGTAGGGGAAGCATATGGCGTGGATGAAGATTCCATTATGAAGGCTTGTGCCACATTGACTGCTGTTAATGTGACAGCACCCGTCAAGAAGGCATATGACACCATTAGCTATGTTCTTGCTGCCATCGCAAATGGCGCAAAAGAATTGAACGGTGACGACACTTACAAGTACAGAGTCGATTTGGATGCTCCTTGCTGGAATGCTGTAGCCAATGCTTTTGATGCTTACTCCCGTATTCTGATGGGTCAATTTGGCATTATCTATGAGACACTTGATATTTCCGGCGATGATAAGCATCACTTGCAGACATATCACGATGCTCGCTGGAGTGGGGTAGGTGTCATTGAAGCCCGTGACCTTCTGATTCCTCAGCTAAAAAAGATGAGGGTGGGCTGGAATGGGAACTTCGGCATTTCCAATTCCGAGCTTGCCTATAACAGCAAACTGTCTTATGAAGTCCTTAAAGCAATTCGTTTTGCCACTGAAAAGAGAGACGGCTCTGTTCTGAAAGTTACAGACGAGCCGTTGCCAAGAGTCGAAGGTGAGTGGCAAATCACGATGCTCTAAAAAATAATTGGAGGTGCTTTTCCGAAATGGGTGAACATATCATTTCGTTTCTTGACATCTGCGCTATGCAGGGTCAACTCGTTCTGGCAGAAGCACCGTCCATCCCGGCTATCAACGATAAGATGGTGTACTGTACTGGCGCTCGCAAGCACGGCGATGACCGCTATATCATCCTCGACGGGGAAGAGTACAGCCAAATTCACTTTGTTGACGGAACCATCAAGCTATATTGGCATTAAGAGGCAGTACCATTGAATGAAGTCTGGAAGCCTGCAGAACAAAGGAGAACCACATGAAGGCAAACTACAAAGTCATCAACAACAAGCAGGTACAACTGCGCAAGGTCATCGAGGGATTCAAGCCCGATGATGTAGCGTCAGTCATTCTCTTCCGCTACAATGTCATGCAAGCATTAACCAGCCTCAATGATGACTGTACCGATTTTGAAGAAGCGGATATGAAAGAAACTGCGACTGACCTCACGGAGTTCTTTGAGGATGCTGTAAACGAAGCTATCGATTCTTTTATCGACGAGGATAAAAGACCGAATATCAATTTTAATGGCACGGCAGACGAATTTCGCGAAGAACTCAACAACCTCGTTGTTGTCCTCCTCAGTAAGAACTTTGAGCATGAGTTCATTGAGTTCTCTGAGGCTACCGGTATTAGCCGTGTACAATATGAGGCATTCGCCGCGAAATTCATGGCAGAAGCAAACACAGATAAACACTAACATGAGGGGGGGGTACTTTCATTGACCACGCTGGAAAACGCACTCAAAATCAACAATGGAAAAGCAGTTCTTTTGAGCATCAAGAAAGAATGGCTCAGTAAAATCATGGCGGGCGAAAAGGTCATGGAAGTCCGCAAATCTATGCCGTGGGAAATCAGCCACCCGTTTGTTGTCTTTTGCTATGAGACGAAAAGCAATGGCGGAGCAGGAAAAGTTGCAGCAGCATTTATCTGCGACGATATCGACAGTCTTAACTGCCTGCAGAGCCTTGCGGTGTTTGACGACACGGAGCTGCCAAAAGAAACAGAAAAATTCGTAAACGAAAGCTGTCTGACATTCAAAGAATTGTTCGATTACGGAAAAAATGTCGGCGCTCTTTACGGCTGGCATGTAGCAAGCACGCAGCCTCTCGATAAGAAGCTCTCTGATTTTGGGTTGAAGCGCCCACCGCAGTCTTGGCAATATGTTCGTATCAGCGTATAAAGCATCTCATGGGCAGAAAACTGCCCATATTTTTTTTGAGATATTGCCATAAATTACAATGTAAAGTATAATAACATTGTGAGGTGTACTATGACTGTTAATGACATCATCCGTGAATCAAATACTATAAAACTATCCGACTTTGTTTGCCTTACAAGCATACAGACGCAAGAAGACATCAAAAAACTGACCAAGCAAGGATACGATGTAGGATATACCCAATCCGAATGGGAAAAAGAGTATTCTCTTCCCGCAAACAAAATCTTTTATGCCAAGTCTATGTATTCTTCTGTTTACTATGTAGACTATAATAATACATCTTACCCTCTTATTTTCCCTCTACAAATTTTTGGTAAGCAGCGCCTATCTCCCATTCCGAACGAAACAAACGAAGAATTCTGTGAATCCATTCGAAAACGCGTTGTAACATTCTCCAATTTGCACGATAGTGCTCTTGCTACATACTTCCACAATCTCGGTGGCTATCTTGCCATTGATGCACTACAAGAATATGTTCGTCGGAACGAACCATCCGCTGAAATGTTCAATGTTTTCTTCTCAGTCTATGAGGTGACTGACTTTGGCTGTGGTCGTTTTACCAACGAAGAGATGAAAAAGGTTATCTCCGGTATGGATGATACTGCTAAGACGAAACGCAGTAAAATTCTCCGAAAGCTGCCTGACGAAGTGACAATTTACCGTGGAGAAGCAGAAGCCAGCACTCCCTATACGACATCCTTCTCTTGGACAACCAACCCACGCATTGCCTATTTCTTTGCTTGCCGGTATTCTAACGGCTTCGCCAGAGTGATTACCGGAAAAGTAAAGAAAGATGACATCTTATACACTCCAAACCGCTCCAATGAAAAAGAGGTTCTCGTGTTTCCAGAGAAAGTATATGACATTTCTATTGAAGAGCAGTTTTCTCCTCAAGATGTCGTACCATCTATTACAGAGGAAGACCTTGACCTGTATTATCAGTGGCGAAGTAAGGTAAACGCGCTCTACTGCTTACCTACATCCAGTGAGCACGATGCTCTTCACACGATTCGTGTCCTCCTATTGGCAATCCTCATTGTTCAAGAAGAATATATCGAACTGGACGATGACGCAATGCATCAGTTGTTGGAAGCTATCACCTATCACGACATTGGCAGAAAAAATGACAGTGAAGACCCAAAGCATGGCGAAGATAGCGTAAAAATCTACAAGCTGAACCACACAGACCCTACCGTGGAGTTTCTCATTCAATATCATTGCATCGATGATAAGAAGGCATTAAAAATTCTTGAAAGCAACAAAACAATTGAAAACAAGGAAAACGCATTGACGCTCTACAAAATCATGAAAGATGCCGATGCACTTGACCGTGTTCGTTTTGGACTCATGGACTTGGACGAAAGGTACTTGCGCTTTAACGCAAGCAAACAGCTTGTCCTTACCGCAAAGGTTTGCTTGGAATCTATCACCGATGGCAAATGAAGCGTAGCTGCTTCCTGTGGCAGGGAAGCGTAGCTAAATGAGGCTCATTGCCGCGTAGCCAGCAACAAATTATGAACATTTCTTGTCTTTTTGCGTTTCATCCTTTCTTTTTGTTGAAATTTGTGGTATAATGACAATGAAAAATAAAAATACAATTTCTTTAAATAGGAAGTGATTTTATGAATTCTACCGAACAAGAAGTAGTACATAAACGGAAACTGAAAACCAAGATTATTTTAATTGTTCTCGCAATTCTTGCTGTATTAGCAATTGCTTTTTACATCTTTGTTTGGCCTCTTGTAGCTGCTAAAGTAATGACATGGATTGACAATCTTATTTTGCAAATCGGCACCTATGCTCTTATCGGCGCGTGTCTTGCTGTAATTCTGTTTATAGGTTATTTTGCCACATGCCATAATTAAGTAATTCAATATTTCTATAAAAACATCTGCAAAACATCAACCAATTTTACTTGCATCTCCGTGCGAACTGGGTAAACTAAATAATGTATAATAGATAACATATCGTTACCCCCTACAGACGATTTACAATCTGTTATACAACTGTGAGCAGACTCTCATTTCGAGGGTCTGCTCTTTTTTGTTTTATTCCAGATTTCAAGGAGATGAAAAAATTGACTGCTACATTCACAAAGTACGCCAAGGCGGCAGAAGATTGCCGATACAAAAACGACTTTCAGTACGACCTTCGTCAATGCGATAAAGCCCTGCACATGGACGGTCCAATGCGAATCGAAGCACAGTGCTGGATGAATCTGTTCGACCAACTCGAAGAAGGAGACATCAAAGCATATGTTCAGAGCAACTACCGTCCCGGAGCCCTCGACCCATTTCGCAAAAAGTAAGGTGACTTTATGAGCCTTTACCATTTGATGGCGGATATCGGGGCTGTTCCTTCCAAAGTGATACCAAAAATTCCGGCAAATGCAATGAAAGAAGAGGACCAAAGCATCCCGCGCATCTGCGTTAGCCGGTCTCTTGATGAATGCTTAACCGGCATCACCGTAACCGGCATCACTTTCCCATTTTTGCTCGAAGAATTGAGAACTTCTCATACAAAGCAAATCTGGGACAAACAATATCAATTTCCTTTCATCGTAAGAACCTATTGTGCCGAGAATAACAACTCGGCATTTTTTGATGAAAAGAAAGTTTCCAAATATGTTTGGGATGCAAATTTTACGGGTGAATGCTGGCTGACAGAATACAGGGAGCCAATCTCAACGAAAAAACGCTGGTTGGTCAACGCTGACATTGAAAATCGACACATTATCCGCAATAATGAAAGCTGGCGATACCCGATTATCCATAATTCTGTCTGGTCAAATGTACCTACTTACCTCAATCCCGAATTTCAAGATAAACTTCTGCAGATGACCAAGATTTGGTTGGAGCAGAATTAACACACATTTTTTGGAGGTGTGTCATGAATAACAACACTACTGTATCACCGGCAGAATATTTTGCCGAGGTCAAAAGCCGTAAACAGGTCATGACGGAAGCAGGACTGTCTAAGCTCTATGAGAACTGCTTGACCCTGCTGGACGAATACCAGCGGTCCGGACAGATAGCAGCTCAGAAAAAGCTCCTGTTCCATATTGATAGCATTACCCGCGAGAAAAAGCTTCTCGATGTCGGTATCGATACATTCGTTTACAAAAGCGATATCGATGACTTCATTCACATGGTCGATAATAAGGTCGTCAAAATTGTGGAGCTCGAAAACTACCAGCGTCGTATTCCGCCGGAAATCATTGCCCGCATTGAAAAATGCAAAGGCATCTTCGACAAGATGTATGTTGTCTTTACAGACTACACGCACAGGGAAGAACGCCGCGTAGAAGCTGTCAAGCGCGAGAAAGACCCAATTCTCTTTGGCACATTTCAGGATGCTGCGACCCGCACGATTGTGGAGCGCTTCTATTTCATCGGCGATTGGGTTGATGAATATTGTGACCTGACGCTCGATAAGATGGTCGCAACAGTGCAGGAAAAAGCCAACCGGGATATTATCAAGAAGTTCTCCACGCCGGAAAGTCTGCAGGAGCTGAGCGACCAGCTCAGCAATCTTGACGACTCCATGAACGGGCTTTATCGTCAACGCGAGAAAAACCCTGCTCCTAAGAAGGGTTTCTTTGCACGCGTCCGCACAGCATTCAAGGCGTTGAAAGGGGACATCTAACCGATGGCTGAAGTAGACTTGACGGAGGACAAAAGCTATTCTAACCTCATGTCCTTGCCTCACAGCAAGAATACACTTTTCAGAGCGTTCTATAAAACAGATATTCCTTGGAACTTCAACACCCCCTATATACTGCCACGAATTGCTCACTCGGATAAGGATTTGGAGACTCCTCCTCTAATTTTTACGGGTGATGCTGAGACTGTAAACTTTATGCGAGAAGTCGTAGAAGTGGAAGAAGGAGTACGTTGTGATTGTTGTGGAAAGCTCATCACAACTCCTTTATGGGATATGCCGATAGGTGGTCTTTGTTCTGAATGTGAACAGCGACTGGACGAGACAGTCTATGGCAAATTTAACGCTCCGTGGCAAAAGGTCGAGCAACAGAAAGCAGAGCGCCCCGTTCCGTGGTGGTACGATATCTGAGAATTTAATATTGCACTTTCTTGCGAGTTGCGTAGAATGGGAGTTGTACGATAGATAACATTCTACTTTTCCGAAGCATTTCGGACGTACAGCTTTTCACAATTCTGCATTTATTAAAGGCAGACTCACCGTTATGGTGGGTCTGCCTTTTTTGTTTGCAGAAATCCGTCATCCACCCATTTCAACAGCGACTGATAAGGAGGTCTGCTATGTCTATTTCCAAGCTTTTTGCTCCGAAAAACACTCGTTTTGCGATTTATGCCGGTAACCCAGGTTTTTCCGGCATGACCATCTGCTCCGATTTCATCGGGTATGTGGATGCCCCGACGCTCGGCGACGCCTATGAGGCGGCGCATCGGTATCTTGCCAACAGTGGCTATACCGGCATCGTGGTACGCGAAGCGTAAAGCATTTTCGAACAAAATCAGCCGTCACAACCCGTCCGGCATTGTCGGACGGGAATTTTTGTCAAGACAGGAGTATCACACCAATGGAAAACAAGAAGAAGATTTTCATCGCCTACACCGCGTTTGTCCTCAGTGTTCTCACCATCATAGGCTGTATCGTCTGGTTTTTCTCGGTTCCTACTTACGCAGCACCGATTGAGCTGACCGAGTCTGTGGAAGAAATCGAGTACATCACGCCTTTGGAAACCGAGCTCCGTGAGCCGAACGCTCCGTCTCACAATGCACCGTTTCTTCCTGCTGCCGAAGCAGAAGAGCCTGATGCACAAGTTGAGACAGCGGAAACGGCTGTTGAGAACGAATCGGTTGTCACAGAAGAATCAGAAGATGCCGTACCGCAGAATCTCTCCGAAAATGAGCTTTCCATCTATACCGCATTACGCAATGCAGGTCTCTCTAAAGCCGGTACTGCTGCGGTAATGGGTTGCATGTCAATGGAGAGCGGTCTTCGCACTACGGCAGAAAATCCAAATGACGGCGGATATGGGCTCCTGCAGTGGACCTACAGCCGCAAATCAGACCTCTTCAACTGGTGCTATACAGCAGGGCTTGATGCCACTTCTGCAGAAGGACAAGTTGCGTTTCTGGTGTATGAGCTTCAGAGCAAATACAGCATGAATGCCAGATATTCGTATCCGGTATATGAAACGCTTGTCTGCAGCAGCAGTGTAGAAGATAGTTTGACAATGTTCTTTTCCCACATGGAAGCAGGAGTCAATGTACCGATTTCTGCTTCTAAAGTGTACTGCGCCAACCTGACGACACTCGACCTCTATCGAGAGCGACTGAACGCAGCGTACAAATACTTCTAACAAAGAAAGGATGTATCACACAATGGCAAAGAGTGCCTATTTGTCCCGCAAACTGCTCAATCAGCTCGCCGCTATTGAAGCAGACAGTGATGACATGATGCTGACTCACGACCTTCACAACATTGCCATCAATGGCAAGAAAGTGGGGTGTTCTGGTCATATTGCAAACCTCTTGAATGGAAAGTGCGTCTATGTCAATACCGAAAAAGCCATTTATCAGCCTCTGTCCGACAAGAACTTGGTTCGCTATGCTGCCGACATGAAGGATTGCTCCTCCATTGGTCTTGGCGTCATGGGACGCAACCAGTTTGTGACGGACGATGCTCTCGTACAAAAAATCATTGATATGCTCCACTAAGGAGCAGAAGGGAAAATACCATGAATAAGATAATCAATACCATTGTTAAGTTCCTCACCACATTTTTCGTTCTGACTATCCTTATGAGCATCAGTGCTTTGGCGCAGGATTTCAATGTCACCAATGTTGTGACGCTCTTCCTGAGTATTTACGCGCTGAACAAATGCTGTGGCATTCTGCTCAAGATGGTCAAGCCTTCTAAGCACAAGGAGGTCAAGCGTCGTATAAGAACTTCAAAGACATGGACGCGGAAACGCTCCACAAGATGTCTTGGGAGGTCGTTGAGGTCTTTGACAGCTACCTCTCCGGTCTTGGCGTTATGATTCCGTGTGATGATTTCAGTGAGCAGAAGGAACGTGAAGAGGAAAACAGCGATGCTGCTCTTTACGGGACGGAATACTGGAATCTCGTTGACGGAATCGAGATGTGGTTCACATTATATCCGCTTCTGACGCAGGTTTATCCGAAACGCTTTATGGCTGCCTTCGATACCCTTTTGGACTCAAAAGGAATGAGCCGCTATAAGCCGCAAGGCAAGCAGCGCAAAACCATGAAAAGCAAAATCGATAAACTTTTGAAAGAAGAGGAGGATGCCGCATGAAAGGCTGGAACAGTTCTAAGCACCCCATTTTCACCGCAAACCAGATGCCTGCACCTGTCAAATGGAATCCCATGAGCGAAGACTGGAAGGCTTGGCTCGGCGAGAATCAAGTCTACCACGGCACATCTGGCTTCTCCAAAGAAGTCTTAGAGACAATGAAGAAACTGCATGACCATATTCTTACCTTCGGTGGAGATGAAGTCTGCATGACCACTTATGACGAGGACGCGCAAAAAATTCTCGACCGTGGTCAGTTCTTCTATGGCAGCAGCTACATGCGAAAAGGAGAACCGTGTCAGTGCCATTGCAATTCCGCTAATCTTTGGGATGCCAACAGAGGTCGCTGCTTCATTGCAACGGGCTATGCTCTCTCCGAAGATGGGCTTTGGCGCTCTCATTCGTGGGTCGTTCAGCCTATGCCACGCACCCTACGCGTGTGGGAAACCACCGTCAAGCGCGTCGCATATTTTGGCGTAGTTCTGACTGAGGAAGAGTGTGACCGATTCTATCGAGACAACGGCTAAAAATCAAAAAAGCGAGGTAACCATAATGAAAGATATCAGTATTTCTGCTATTGCAGATACATTGGACCGCTTTCGTCTGATGGACGACCCCTATGAGTGGCACGATAACGAAGGCGTGGAAAGCACGAAGGATATTGCCGAACATCTGTTCGATAACGAATATCGCAACGCCGTCGTTCGTGAGCTGGAAGAAAGGCTAATGTTCTACTCCTCGAATCCTGACCTGAATGGCACAGACGAAACCGGCAAAACCATGACAGAACAGTGCAGATTCATTTTGGACGGTCTTTCTACCGTTTTTGGTGAAAAAGCATAAACAAGGAGAAATCTAAATGAGTGAACGGCTTAATTTTTCCATAGACGGTGAGTTTCTCACCAATGTTGCCCGCGACTGGTTCTGGAACATGAACAAGCCGTATAAAAAGTGTGAAGAATTGTTATTCTCCTGCATGGAAGGCGGCGACAAAGAAGAAAAGCGCCGTGTCTGTCAAGACATCATTGAAGGGCGTAAGAAGCTCGTTGGTATCAATGAGTTCGAGCTTGTCGATGACAACACAAAGGTGCGCCCTTTGGGTCAAAAGGTCGAAGAACTTCAGCGCAAGATGCTGGTCAGTCAGATTCGTGAGGATATGATTGTGCATCCACTCAAGTACATCGACCGTTTCGCTATGTCATTCGATTATGATACGCTTTGTAAGGATGTAGAGCGTCATTATATCGATTATAGCTATGACAGCATCAAGGACTATGTTATTGGCGATGCGGGTTACACCGATGCCTTTAACAATGGTGCGTGGCTGCTCAACCGTCCTGACCTTGTGGCAGAATTCAACGGCGAACCGCTATCCGAACAAGAGTCTGCTCCTGATTTCTATAAGACCGGTTTTTGGGCAAAACTCTCGAACTGGATTGATGAGAATATGAAGGGGTCTTCTGTTGAGCGCCGTCAGCATCTTTACAGCCGTTATATCAATGATATGCCCATCAAGCATAGCCTGACCGAATACGGGCTAATTGCTCCTGATGGCACTTGGTATGCTTGTGAGTTTGGTGAGCACGCAGCTCTTGCCGGTCGAATCATTATGCGCAATCGTGAAGCGTTCGGTCTTTCTGACCATGAAGTTCTCGATATGGCGTATGACTGGAGCGGCAAGGGTCTCGACTACCTGTACAAGCGCGGCTGGATTGCGATTCGGAATCCTTCGATGGGCAATACATTCCTCGATATGGATGAGACTCGCACTGCAACCAAAGCGCAAGTCAACACCATTTTCGATTACATCAACAAATACCACCGCTATGACATGAATGTTTCTAAGGTCATGGCGGACTAATAGGGAGGAGTCCCAATGAAAAACGAAAATAACAATGTCGCGATTTGCGATTGTCTCAAGGCAGTCGTAAAGGATACCGTCAAGCACTACGCACGAGATTACAAAATCGATGAAGCGCGTATCAAACAGGCAGCAAAGGAAGTTGCAAAGACCGGCAAGCCTCAGACATTTCTCTGGTTTGCCCGCGAATGCGGCACCTACATGGGTCGTGAATCCGAGGTAATCAAGAGAAACACCCCGGCGTACATGGCTTACAAATACTACAACGAGCAGGAGACTTCCGAGTCAAAAACCATCAAGGCATACCTCGTGACTGTCACGGGTATTGATGGCAAAACCCCCATCGGAACTGCCTGCCCGCTGAATTATGCAAAGGAATGCGACCGCATCCGCCGTCTGGCTGTCCCTGCCAACAATATGGCTATCGACTATGCCAAGGGTACGGTGACGCAGCCTGTCGGCACCTATGTCCTGTCGGAATACCCGAAGCTCGGTTCTATCCAGCAGGTCCGCTATCTGGCTGACGACGATGCCTCTCTGGAGCGTGCCATTGACATGCTCCATACCGCACGGGAAAAGAGAGGTGCTCGCTGATGGATGTCATGGTCGAAATGACGCACGATGAAGTGCAGAACAATTTGTGCTACGCACTGATTTGTGAGACGATGGAAGGCTCTCGCTGGAATAGTGGTCGCCGTCGCAGACTGTATAGCCAGACGTTTACCCGCAGCGAACAGCAGCGTATCTCTCACATCAAATCTACTGCCCACAAGTGGTATCTTGTCACTGGCGTACCCGAAAAAGTTCGCATGAGTTACGACAACTACTTGCTTTGGCAGCGTCTTGCAGCATTCTGCGCCGAAATCTAATCTTATCTGCCGTCATCCTTTTGGGTGGCGGCATTTTTTTGTTGCACGAATGTGCGAATCGCATAAAATGGGAAATGTACGATAGATAACAGTTATCGAAAAGGCATCCTGCCCTTCGCACACTTAACATTACGCTTTAGGCGGACTTCCCAATTTGGGCAGTTCGCCTTTTTGCGTATAAACAGAAAGGAAGTATCCCTTATGAACGAGAACGAAGCAACAATCAAGGTTAACCCCACCGATGACATTCAGTTCGTGCTGGAAGATTCCGGCTGCTACAATGAAGAAATCGAAGCTATGAAAACTGCCGGAACCTACGACGCTTTCATCCACAAAGTCTACAATGCCATCGACTGGTCCAACCTGTTTGAGCGTATGACCCAGATGGAAAACGAAACAATTGCCAGCGCCATCGATGAGGTTCGCAGTGCGCTTGCCGAGAGGAAGGATGTCGAGTGATGTTCAAAGAGTATGTTCGTCAAGACGAGTACATCATCACTGCCATTATCTTTGTCCGCAAGTTGCTGGATACTAAAGTCATCACTTTCAAACTCTCTGATTCTCTTATTGTGGGGCTTGAAGGACTTGATGAAGATGGTGGGCGCATCGTCTGTATTATGGTCAACGGCAAAGTCAATTACGCCTTGTCGGAGGCGTTCAGCATGAAACGAGCCACAGACCTCAACCATTTGAAAGACTATAACCTGAAGCGGGAAGCTCCGCCGCATGTCTATGTAGCTGGCTACTGTGACACAGATACTTTCGAGTGGAAGATAGTCAAAGACCATTATACGGGTCTTCCCGGCGTTTCTCTCATTGAGACCGCTCTGGATGCGTCTCTCAAGAACGCATTTCTCTATAGGCTCAACGAACTCGGCTATGCTTGCATCGTAACGGATTCCGACTATCTCGGCAATGACTGCACACCTATCGGGAATGTGAAGCTGAGCACAGAAGAAATCCGCGACATCCAAAAATCGCTGCAAAACGGCGATTACATCTACTAACGAAAATGAGAGACAACCTATTTTCGTTAAGAATCCCACCAAAAATAATAAATACCCACCAAAAAGAAGGAGATGTAAACCATGAACCTTTTTATCAAAGATGAATATGGTCACATTATGACTATCTCGCCCGAAGAGCTGAAAGAGAAGCTCGGTATCACATTTGACATCGTTGCACTTGGTATCGAAGTGAACAACGGGGGAACTACCATCAAAGCTCAGTCTTACCCCAAGTGGAATTACAGCAATGGAAACCCGCCTATTGACATCTGCGTAGCTGCCAAAAGCGATGAGATGCAGGTTGCTTCGCTGACGCTCCCGACTCCCGATGTTCCCGCTCCTTTCATCTGTCTCTATGATGAGCAGGGTGAGGACGAAACGGAATGGTATGCCGGTGCCAGCCTTGCGCCTCGCAAAGAAAACGATACGACTCCTCATGTGGTGTTCGTTGACAGGCACTATGGCAAAATGGTTCCCGAAACGGATATCTTCGAAAACCGCTCGGAAATCAGCACACTTTCCTGCGCTACCAACAAGCAGCTCTTTGACTTCAAAGTTGCCGCAGCTCAAGAATAACACTTGACTATGCGGTCACCCTTTCGAGGGTGACCGCTTTTTTTGTTGCACATTTGTGCGAGTTGCGTACACTTTTAGATAGGGGAGGTGTACCCATTTGAAAATTCTTCGTACACAACAAGCCGCTTCGGAACCGTCTTTGAAAGATGCTTTGCCGCTTGGTACTGTTCTTTCTGTTCGGGAACAGCCGGAGCAGAAATATATGATTATCGGATATGCAACTAACAACAGCCCGTTTGCGTACTATGCCGTTCCTTGGCCGCAGGGATTCATTGGCGAGGAGAGCTTGTTCCTTGTCGAACGCTATGAAATCACTGCAATCAATGGACGCGGTATCTACAATACGGAATCAGCATTGTTTTTGCAAGCGCTGGATACTGTTTTGAAGGGAGGAGCCACTAATGACAGTCAAAGAACTGAAACGAATGCTTGAGGATATAGATGACGATGCTATCCTGCTCACACGCAGCGCCTTAGAGCCGTCCGAATTCGAACAGCCTTCCGCAAGGGAACTTACTGTTGTAACCGTGCGTGGTCGTGTTATGCTGCCGCGCTGGGCGTATGCCTGTAACTTGGTTCCGGACGGTGCTCCGAAAAAAGCGGTTCTTATCGATTGAGGAGGCAGACATGAAACCTATCAATGAAACGCCTATCAGCTCTGATGCAGCATATGAGCGCGAGACGGTCATCAATTTTTGTGATGCCGAGAAAAAAGCATCCTACTATACTCGTAATCGGTCGCGCATGCAGGAATTGCGCAACTTGGCAGCCGAATATCCCGATGATGTTAAGCTGACCGTCGACATGGAGGATTGCGTAGAAGCAGAATTGCCCAAGAAGTGGGTAAAGCTCCGTGCTCCCGTCAAAATGTCGGGAGAGCGCCGCGCTATTATGGTTGAGAACGGCAAACGCCTGGCAGCCATTGCAAAGGCAAAATTGGAAGAACGCAAAGCTGCTGCCACTCAAGAGGACTAAAGCCGACCGGCTTTAGATATATTTTCCCATAGACATGCAAAGGAGGAATTCACATGTCGTATTCAGAAACTGCGGCTCTGAATGCCATTTTCGGCATTCTCGGCACCTTTTGGCTGCTGGTTGTGGCGTATTTCGTCATCTCCATCATCGCCAATTGGAAAATCTTCACAAAAGCCGGGCAACCCGGCTGGGCGGCCATCGTACCGTTCTACAAACAGTACATCGAGTTTAAGATTTACTGGGGTAACGGCTGGCTGTTCCTTGTCCCAATTGTGTTGGCAGCACTGGCGTTTGTACCGCTTCTCGGTCAACTACTCATCCTCGCCAACCTTGTCATCACAATTGTCACGCAGTACAAGAAGGCCGTTTCTTTTGGTCAAGGCGTTGGCTTTACCATCGGTCTTGTACTGGTCAATCCTATCTTCAACATGATTCTGGGCTTTGGTCAGTATCAGTATCTCGGCGTACCGCAAGATGGTTATTCCTATGACCAGTTGAAGAACAAGTACGATGAGCGCAAGGCTACGGCAGCTAACACCCAGACTGTCTACACCCAGCCGCCGCAGGATTATCAGCCGAACCAGAATGTCAGCTACCAAAACCCCAATACGCAGTCTCAGTATCAGCAGCCTCAGCAGCCGGTGTACCCTCAGCAGAGTTACCAGCAAGCTCCGCAACAGCCTACATACCCGCAGCAGGCTCCGGTTCAGCCGCAGGATAGCAACGGCATGAGCCAGCCTAAGCCTCCTGTGCAGAACGGCCAGTAAAGCCATGTTAGTCGTTGTGGTGGTACTGTTTCTGGTGGTCATTGTTGCAATGGCGTTTGCCTATCAGAAAGCATCAATCTACTATTACGATGACCAGCAGAAATTCTTTCGACTTGCATTCGCAATAACAGCAGTCGGTGCAGCGGCACTTTTCGTTCTATTTCTCGTTTCCGGAGACATGATTGCGGCGATGATTGCCGTCGGAAAAAGTTGACGAATGTTGCGAACTGAATACCATAGTATGTGAACGATAGATACCATACACCTATGTAGCGCTATCATTCACATTTCTGCTTTGAGGCGGGCTTCCCAACCGGGAAGTTCGCCTTTTTGCATATAAACCAAGAAGGAGTGTAATAAAAAAATGCAAGCAAAAATCGTATTCAGAGGCAATAAGTGTTTTCGCGAATTCGACCTCAAAACAGTCGCGGAAAAACTAGGCTTATCCATCGATGACTTCAACCACTTTGCGCTCGCTGTTGATGAAAAGAACGGAAAAACGGTATACGCATCGGTATACGCACAAGTTCCTTTATTCGAGACTCAATGCTCTGCCATCAATGTTTCCGGCTGGCTCTTTGACCGGGTTTTCAACTTGGTAGATGCCGAGCTCCCCAATAAAGAGCATCCAGACATTACAACGATGGTATATGCCGGTGACACTTGGTCCGAACCCGAAGAATGGATTGCACAAGTAAATACCACCATTCGAGATGAAAACGATGACAGCCGTCATATCATTATCTTGAACGACAGCAATGTAACCCCCATGTGGATGCAAGATGATGCCATCCAAATTCCTACTGCAGCAACCAAAGAGCAGCTCGAAAAAAAGGACAACTATTTCACTTTCAGAAGCCTTTCTATGCAGCTTGCTGATGATGGCAACAGCAAATACTTCTCTTTCGACGAAAACAGCCAAACCCTATACGCAAATTGCCTTGAAGCAAAAGAATATGCCATGCGTCTTCTCCATACATATTGCAAAGGCGTAAAGGCAGTTACCGGCAAAAAGCAGGATGCCGATGGACACACGGTATATTGCATTCAGGGAATCTACAGCAAGCCTCTCAAAGCATCCTTATGGGATGAGGTCAGAGAGCATATCATCAAAACGAGAGACTATAAAAAGATGAACCGTGTCCTCGGCTATACGCCTGATGCTGTCACTGACCTTGACCTTCTGCGCTATGTACTTGACAAAGCAGCGGCGGTCTTGCCAGATGAACTTATCCGCAAATGGTACGCCGAAATGGATATTGAAGAATTTTAGTGGAATGGCCCCATTCCACTAAGTTCCTTCAATATCACAGGCGGATGTACTTTTGTACATCAAGATGACGAGCTGCACTTGTACGGTTTTCCCAGCTTACAACCATGCGAAGGCGTCATCTAGCCAAGGGAAACACAACCTCCTGCTTCGGCAGGGGAGACTTATCGTAAAGGAGGTGGCGTATATGTCCACTGTGTATGTGCTTAATAAAGACGGTAAGCCTTTGATGCCTACGACTCGCTGTGGACATGTACGCCATCTGCTTAAAGAGCAGAAAGCACGAGTCGTAGCATCAAAACCGTTTACCATTCAACTGTTGTATAAAACTAACGATGTAGTGCAGCCTCTATATTTAGGCATTGACCCCGGTAGAACCAATATCGGCGTTGCTGTTGTCAAAGCAGACGGCACGGCTGTCTTTACTGCACATCTGGAAACCCGTAACAAGGAAATTCCGAAATTGATGAAAAAGCGTAAAGATTCCCGTCGCGCAAGACGCACCAACGGTAGACGATGCCGCCGTCAACGGAGAGCAAAAGCTAATGGCACTATTTCCAAGAAATGCGTAAAGCATGATACTGCTCAAAATGGCAGCGTCAGCAAACGTGCAAAAGAAATTGGTGTTATCAAGCGCCATCTTCCGGGTTGTGAGAAAGATGTACTTTGCATCGGCATCAAAAACAAAGAAGCAAAGTTCAGCAATCGCACAAGACCGGAAGGCTGGCTCACACCTACCGCAAATCAGTTGCTGCAAACACACATCAACTTGGTAAAGAAGATTCGGAAGTTTCTTCCTATCAGCGATGCTGTGCTCGAAATCAACAAATTTGCGTTTATGCAGTTGGATAATCCTAATATTCAGAAATGGCAGTATCAGCAAGGTCCGCTCTATCAAAAAGCAAACCTTGAAGAAGCCGTCTCTGAAATGCAGGAACACCATTGCTTGTTTTGCAAGAAACCCATTGCCCATTACCATCATGTGGTTCCGCAATCTGAAAACGGCAGCGATACCATTGGCAACATTGTTGGCTTATGCACAAAGCACCACGACCTTGTGCATAAGGATACCGCGTGGCAAAACAAACTTGCCAAAAAGAAAACCGGACTCAATAAAAAATATGGCGCTTTGAGTGTGTTGAATCAAATCATTCCGGCGCTGACGAAAGAGTTGAGTTCTCTTTTCCCGAAACATTTCTTTGCGACCAATGGTAAAAGCACCTACGATTACCGTTCAGCGCACGGCGTAAGCAAAGACCATTGGCTCGATGCTTATTGTATCGCTTGTTCTGTTTTACCAAATGATGTTTGCGATAGCGGCATCAACAATCGTGTGCCGTATGAACTTAAACAGTTCCGTCGCCACGATAGACGAGCACTAAATAACGAAAACATGAGCCGTGTGTACACGCTCAATGACAATGTGGTTGCCACAAATCGGCATAAAGCTACTAAGCAGACAACTGACAGCTTGGAAGAGTTTCGTCAAAACCATCCAGATGATGTTTGCAAGCTTAAAGTAAAAGAGCACCATCCAACATACAGAAACATGAACCGCAACTATCCGGGAAGCGTATTTCTTATCGGAAAGCAAGTTCATGTAATGCAAGGAATAGCGGGTTCCAAAGATGGGGAAGCAACAACATACAAAGATACTAACGCAAACTCAATAGCCGCCGGAAAATGCAAATTTGTTGCAAAGAATTCTGGCATATTGTTTGTGTAGCGTGAATTAAAAGTAGTAAAACCACGAAAAATCTTCAATAACCGCCGAAATGCAAAACAAAAATACCAACAAAACCAAAGCTTTACCAACCGAATTTATAAAGGAATGAGACAAATTTATGGATTTATACGAAGTTGAAAGCAAAATCAAAGAGTTGGAAGCATCCTACAATAAAGAGGCAGACAATCTTATGCAGGAGCTCAATGCCTACAAAAAGAAGAACCCGATTCTTCCTCTGTATGGAGATGACCCGAATGTCGACAAGATGATTGCGAATAAAAATCGAATCATCCGCAGCCAGTACACTCGCCGCGAAAACAAAGTCCACAAGCTGTGGGAAAAGTTCTACGATGATGTCACGGACATTGTCACAGCAGAATATAATCTTCCCACAGATGTAGCCAAACTCGTTGTACAACAAGTGCGTGACAGGGATATAGGACGCAGCGAACTCACTTCTTATCTGGACCATTACGCAATCTTTGCCGAAGCGGTTCTGGACGCTGTGTTGTGAACCTCTTGCGAATCTGTGCGAAGTGGCTAAAATTGTAGATGTACGATAGATAACAATAACCTACAAAGGCATTTTGTCTTTCGTACTTTTCATAATTTCGCTTGAAGGCGGACTTCCTATTTTGGGGAGCCCGCCTTTTTGCGTTCTGAAACCAATTCAGGATATCAAACCTACGGAAGTCATTATTGCGGACGCGAACAACTGCAAAAAGAACATCTACTATTCGCCGGTCTACTTTCAGCCGGTGAAGGAAAAGAAGGTTCTTTCTACCATTATCGCCCCAATCGGCAAGACAATACAGAAAGGAAACAAAGACTATGACATTTAACAATGCAAAAAATCTTCATAACGAAGATGAAGTAACAATCAAAGAAACCGGAGAACATATGTGTGTATTGGACGCATATGTAAATCCAAACAATCCAAAGCAGGTATTGATTGAATGTGATGATGGAACCACCTATACACATCACGAAATCAAGTAAGAAAGGATGAGAAATACACATGTTCACCACAAAAACGTACTATGTCATTGCAAACAAAAATGGAGAATTTTTCTCTTACGACAAGATGACAGGTGGATACCCGTATTTTGGCAAATATCACGAATCGGCGGAGCATTTTCAAACAGCCGAAAAAGCAGAAGAGTTTTTGCTACATAGCAATTACACAACCAATCAGTTCCATGATACATTTGCAAAATGCTCTGTAAAAAAGGTGACGATTACAGAAACTGTTTCCGAAACTTAAAATGCAGTGCTTTCATAGTTACGATGGTCTTGTTACCATACAAAATAATTTGGGTATTTGCAAAAATAGATGGTTTGAAAAAAATCATCTGTTTGTTGTATCTACAACTTGACAAAAGTGAAGTGAGGTAAGATTCATGAATATGAACGATACTATTGACCTGAGCGGAATCAGCGCAGATAATATCTACCGTATCCGGAGGTCAAAAAAGAATGGTAAGCTCATTTCCCATAACGAGTACGGGAAGGTTATTATCATCAAAAATTGGAAGAGCCTTCATGTAGGATATGGCAAAGTGGTTTCCTTTGAAAACAGAGAAAACTGCATTCTCGCCACTATGAAGAATGTTTCTTATGACTTCTACGAGGAATACAACGAAAAAACTGGTGAAGTAGAGGCTGTTCCGTATGAGGAACTGACTCGTATTTTACAGGAGCTCGGTTTTACACATGAATACAAAGAAGACATTGATAAAGACAATATCTTTGATGTATGGGCGAATCTGAATACCGGCGTACTTATTACCATCGAAACTTGGAATCAAGACGGAGGACGAGGCTACAACTCAGTTAAGTGTTATGTACCGGTGAATGGTGCTTTTGCGATGCGCTATTCGACAGGTTTTTCCAATGGCAGCAGTTTTTTAAGCTGCTTTAATATCGTGCATAATACGCGTGATTTCCCTTTGCACGAGTGTTTGGAATTCAACAACGGCTCTATGGATTGGCGTGGAAGTCATCCCGATTTGTGGCACTATGGAGAGGGGCATAACATCAATTACGCCAAGGCTCTCGCCAAAATCCGTAAATTCAAGGACGCTGACATCGGCGAGCGTTTCAATATGCAGTTGGATGATGCGTTTAAACGATACGCTAAAAAGGGCTACTTAGTAGATTGAAATTTACATAAATTAGTAGACCACCAATTTTCGTAAGGAATCCCACCAAAAATAATAAATACCCAATAATTTTTTCAAAGAAAGGAATTGCTCTGATTGATGAAACTCGAAGAATATCTTATCCGTAACGGCGTCAAGCTGTTTATCAATCCCTTAACACCGAAAGACAAACCGCGTCAGACAAATAGCCTCGGTGCCTTTGATTACGCCGAAAACCTCAACAATATCCTCGGCAAGCACATATGGATTTGCGATTATCGTGTCAATGATAAAGCAGTCCTGAAACCGATTCGAGATGTGAAGCCGATGGAAGTCGTTATTGCAGACGCAAACAACTGCAAAAAGAACATCTACTATTCGCCAGTCTATTTTCAGCCGGTGAAGGGAAAGAAGGTTCTTTCTACCGTTATCGCACCCATCGACAATACCGGCTACCGTTGCAGCCCCGGCGTTTCTGTTAATATCTTTGACACTAGGGAAGAATGTGTTAAGTGCTATCGGGAACAGGTTCGACAGGCAGACGAGATTTATGAGAAAGAGAAAGCTCGCATCATCAAAGAGTTCGACGCTCGCATGCAGATTCTCAATGATTCTCTCACACCGTTCAAAGATGTCCCGCAGAGCGATTACACGGTAACTGTTAAAGCTGATGCCACAAACAATGACCTGCCTTACAGTGCAAAAGACCGTGGCTATCGTTACGAAGTGTCTAAGAGCATGACGCCTGAAAAGTACGCTATTGAGAAGTTCAAAAGTTGTGTACTTCGTGACCTTGCAGACGAACTCCGCGCCAATACCCAGTGGATGCGCGGCATACCTATCAGTCTGACCTTCGTCATGGACGCTTATGTTGATGGTATGCGAGATATCACTCAGACTGAAATTATGTCGCTAACACTTACCTTGTAAAAATCACAAAAACAAGTTAAAATAACATTCAAAGAAAGAAAGGAATTTGCTTTATGAAAACGATGGAACTTGCTGCCTCTATTATCGATGTCTTCGAGGATTACCTCTCTACTATCGACAAGGTCATCCCTTGTGCTGACCCCGATGATGAAGAAGACCGCGCTGAGAACGATAATGCGGCCGCCATCTATGGCACCGAATACTACACTCTGGAGGATACCATCAACGGCTTCTTGCAGAACGACCCGCTCAACCACAGCGCCTACATTGACAAGTGCCTCAACGCTTTTGATTCTCTGCTCGATGAGAAGGGGATGAACGATGAAAAGCCGCAGGGTGAGAACCGCGACAAGATTCGTGACCGCATCTGCCACTTGGCTGACAGTGAGAAGGCTGCTGATGATGAGAAGACGCATTACGCGAGTCTCTGCGCCAAGGCAAAGGCTTGGAGCGCCGCCTACTATGAGCAGGATGCCCCGGCAGTTACGGACGAAGAGTACGATACCGTGATGCACGAGATTCGTGACATTGAAGCCGCGCATCCGGAACTCGTCACCTCCGACAGCCCCACGCAGGTAGTCGGCGGCAAGCGCGTCATCGGCATTCCGGTTGAACACCGTGTTCCGATGCTTTCGCTTCTGGATGTCTTCTCAAACGATGAAGTGCGCGATTTCACGGCTTCTGTGGAGAAGGAATATCCTGATGCCACCTTCTCTATTGAGCGCAAAATTGACGGCCTGAGCCTGTCTCTGGTGTACGCTAAGCCTGTCGGTTCTGACGGAAAACTGCGGCTCGTACAGGCGTCCACTCGCGGCGACGGTCATGTTGGAGAAGACGTGACAGCGAATGTCATCGCACTCAGTTGCCTGCCTTACAGCATTGAGCTCCCGGAAGGCATCAACAAGATTGAGCTGCGCGGTGAGTGCTACATGTCCGAAAAGGATTTTGAGACGGTCAATGCAAAACAGGCAGAAGCAGGAAAGAAGCTCTTCGCCAATCCCCGCAACTGCGCTGCCGGTACGCTGCGTCAGTCTGACCCGGCTGTCGCAAAGGAGCGGAACCTGAAAGTGTTCATTTTCAATGTGCAGAGTGTCAATGACGGGGAGGATTCCTCTGAGTTTGCTGACTCTCACTGCGACCAGCTTTGCTATCTGCGCGATGTTTGCGATTTCAAGACCACCTACTACGCGCATTGCAATGACACCAACAGTATCCTCGCCGCTATCCGCGATATCGGGGAGCATCGGTATGATATCGATTATCCCATTGATGGCGCTGTCATCAAGGTAGACGAAATCGACATCCGCAAAAAGATGGGTGAGCGGACCAAAACTCCTAAGTGGGCTATTGCTTTCAAGTATCCTGCCGAAGAAAAGGGGACTATCCTGCGCAGCATTCAGTTGCAGACAGGTCGTACTGGTCGTGTCACTCCTGTCGCGGTCTTTGACCCCGTGCAGCTTGCCGGAACCCGTGTGGAGCGTGCAACGCTCAACAACGCCAACTTCATCAAGGCGCTGGACATCCGCATCGGCGATACTATCGTCCTGCACAAATCCGGCGACATCATCCCGAAAATCACAATGGTGGAGCTGGAAAAGCGTCCTGCAGACGCTGTGCCTTATGACATGGCAAAGCAGGTCTGCCCCGTTTGCGGTGCGCCTATCGCGCCCGTCAACGGTTCTGTGGACCTGTACTGCACGAACGACACCTGCCCTGCAAAGACCGTGAATCGTGTCATTCACTTTGCCTCAAAACCCTGCATGGACATCAAGGGACTTGGTCCTCAGATGATTCAGGACTTGGTTGACAGCCGGTTCATTGAGAACCCCGTTGACCTGTACAGGCTCTATGAGGAGGAAGGTGAACTGACCGACATGTATGGCGCGAAGATTGCCAAGAAGGTTCTTGCTGCCATCGAAAAGTCCAAGGAGCAGAATGCCGACCGCGTCCTCAAGGGTCTTGGCTACCGTCTCATCGGCGGTCATGTTGCTCGTGCGCTGTTTACTCAGTGCAAGGCTACGAACGGGAACCTCCTGACGCTGTCCACGCTCAATGTAGATACCATCAAGGAGTACAACATTCCCGGCTTTTCTGATGCCATCTATGCTGCGCTCGATGCGATGCTTTCCAACGCGGAGTTTAAGCAGGAAGTCAATACCTTGCATGATGCCGGTGTCAATCTTGACTATCATGCTCCGGCAGGTGCCAATGATGAGTCTGCGCCGCTCGCTGGCAAGACATTCGTTATTACCGGTACGTTGCCTTCCATGAGCCGCGATGAAGCTAAGACTTATATCGAAGCGCATGGCGGCAAAGTCTCCGGAAGTGTCTCCAAGAAGACGAGCTATCTCGTTGCAGGTGAAGCTGCCGGTTCCAAGCTCGATAAGGCAAACGCTCTGGGCGTGCCCGTTCTGAGTGAGGATGACCTTAAAGCAATGTGCCTGTGAGAGGAGGTCTCGGTATGTACGACTTTGACCGCATCGTTAAGGCTGCGGAGTCCTGTGAATTTCACAGCGCATTTGCCTCTGACATTAAGCTCTGTAAAAATGCACTTGGCATGGGTGGTCTTATGGGAATCAATGCCGAATGCTGGCTTGATATTCTGAACACCATGCCGGACGCTGAAATCGCAGAGTATGTCCGCACCAAGTATAAGCCCGACCTCTTGAATCCGTTCAAGGGAACATCCTTGTATATTAAATCATGACCTATTTGCCGTCCACCCTTCACGGGGTGGGCGGTTTTTTTGTTGATATAATGTGCGAATTGCATACAATAAATAATAGATTTCAAAAAAGAAGGTGTTTGAAATAATTCATCACGATGTTCCAATCACGGAGAATATGCAAAAGTGCATTGATTACATTAAAAACAACGAACCTGAAATTGCGGAATATGTAAACTCTCTTTTTCTTGCTCGAAAGGATGAAATTCAGAAACAGCTTTTGGAGTATATAGCAGGTCAATTAAACCCAATTCCTCCGCATTTCGAGTGGCGATACGTCGGCTGCCCATATGATTATTCTGGTGCGTTAGTAGAACAAGGGAAAATTTCTTTGAATCAGTCTGTTGAGGATTTTCTTGAAAATGAGTACACAGGTACAAAAAGTGCAACTTTTGAATCTCATTATGGGTTTTCTTTCGACACTTATGGAGACGATTTGTCTTCCGAATCCCTAAGCATCGGATTCGTAATCATGATTGACGGAATTAAAGATTATGTAGAAAGTCACACAAAAATTTCTTTTCAACAATTCTCCCAAGAAGAATTTTTAATCATCCGAACCGAATGCAATAAATTTGACCCAATATACGACGAGTGCCGCGCCAGCGATTTCTTCTGGGCTGCTTCTGCCGTAGAATTTGCTGGTATCAGCAGTATGACATTGAAAGAAGTTTTAGATACTCAAAAAATATAATATCAATAACTGTTTTCATCTTATTTGCTGTTCACCCCCCACCCACAGGGTGAGTGGCTTTTTTGCTTTTTATTGCGAAACAAGGATAATTAGAGAAAAATACAGGAGGGCCACCATGACAAAACGATTCTCATTGGACGGCACACAGTTAAAGTTTTTAGCTCTGCTGTTCATGCTGATTGACCACATTCATTACTTCTTTGAATTTACCGGAGCTATCCCGGAAGTATTTTTCATAATTGGACGATTATCTGCCTACTTATTTTTGTTCTGTATGATAGAGGGGTTCAGACATACGCGTTCCAGAACGAAATACTTCTTACGCATATATGTCCTTGCTGCGACAATGGGATTCATATACCACCGGATGTCTTATCACGGTGTCTTCGTACGCAGTGATGGATTCTATCCCATCAACGGCATTCTTCTCAACCTCGTCATTTTGTGTATTGTTTGGCAAGGAATAGACTGGATGAAAGCCGGATATTACATAAAAGGTTTTTTCTTCAGCTTTGCACCGTTTTGCTACGCACTCATTGCAAGAGGATTCACAATGCGTAATTCAACCTCTCACCTGTTTATATTTTTCAACCACACCTTTCTACCAAACATGATTTATCTTGTAGATGGAGGATTACCGTATATCATAACAGGCATTGTCTTATACGCTTTCAAAGAAAACCGAAAAGTGCAAGCTGTTGCATTCGTAATTTCCTCTTTTATCATGCAAGTCCTTTTCAGAGGTTGGGTGTCAGCAGTTACTGACCCAACTTTCGCATGGAGCCAAATGCTTACAGACATATCTTACTGGCATTGGTTCAGCATCTTCACGGTATTCATCTTCCTTATGTACAACGAGCAAAAAGGAAAAGGCTGCAAACAGCTTTTCTACTGGTTTTATCCCGCGCATATTTATATTTTATACGAAATATCGTGTATTTTGTGTATCTCAAAATAAACTTGCACGCGTGTAACATTCCGTGCAAGTTGTAGTTGACGGAACTTGCGAACTGCGTATGATAGGTGATGTACCAAAGATACCATTTCACTTTTCATTTTTAACATTCCGTTTTTGCAAGGACAGTCCTCTTTTGAGGCTGTCCTTTTTTATTTTGCAAAAACGGACACACCGCTGTGGAGATAACATCAAGAGCAGCACCCTTAAACTATCATGAATAACACGAACATGAACGAAAAAGTCATTGCCATTTGCCCTGATTGCGGTTGCGAATACACAACCACAAAAGCAAACCTCGTTAAATTTGCACAGCGCGGCGAAACGGCCTGCCCTGCTTGCAGATTCAAAAAAGTCAAAGCCCATAAGGATGTTGATGCATCCAAACCTGAAACGCATCACCGCAAAAAGCTCGTTCTCGGAGTCAACGATTTGGCTACCAAGTACCCTAAAGTTGCTGCTATGTGGAGTCCCAAAAACACGATTCGTCCCGACTAAGTCCGCTGCGACAGCTCCAAAAAGGTGATTGTTGTGTGCCCTGACTGTCATGCGGAGTACACAACCAGTATCATCTCTTTGGTCAAAAGCGTCAAAAACGGAACCTTCACTTGCCCTGTATGCCGTGGCATGAAAGTTGTTCCCGGAATCAATGACTTGGCAACCACATCTCCTGCTGTGGCAAAAATGTGGAGCGACAAAAACGCTTTCTCCCCGCGTGAAGTAAGCGCCAATAGCTGCAAGAAGGTCGTCGTTGTATGCCCTGATTGCGGTGAGGAATACATCACTCATGTGGATTCTCTTGTCCGTTGCATCAATAACGGCATCCACACTTGTCCCTGCTGTGCTCACCACAAATCCATCTCCGGCAACCTTGGGTTCGAATATAACGGGCTCATGACGAAAACAATGAATGACGGCTCGAAAGCAACCATCGTTCGTATCATCAGCACAAATGCTGTTGATGTTCGGTTTGAGGACGGGTTTGTTCTGAAACATGCCCGCATGACTCAGTTCAATAACGGCACACTGAAAGGTCATCGCGCAAGCGCCATCAGCTACTAAGTTCAATCCTTACAAAGAAAAGCTTTGAAGAATCCTATCCTGCTCTCCGTCATCAACTCTCTGAAGACGATGAATTCCGAAATGTATCCGCGTGTACTCGCTGCAGCCGAGGAAAGCGCCGACATGAAGGAGTTCAACGCTCGTCTGCAGATTCTGCTGGCAGAGTAAAGCAATTTCCTTAATAATCCCGTTGCCGCCTAAACACATGAAAAGGAAGTGTCCAAGCAAATGAAAATTATCAAATCCACCATCATACTGTTCGTTGCGGTTCCCGCAATGGCTGTTTATGCCTTGTATGAAGCCATCAATGCGCTGGCAATCGAAATCGACTTGGTGCGCATCCGCGCCATGACGAATTGCTGCCGCAAGTTTAAGACTATATGACGATAAGCCGTCTGCCTTCTGGTGGGCGGCTTTTTCTTTTTGCGAAAAAGTGTTGACGAGGATTGCGAACGGCATACAATAGAAAGCGAACGATAGATACCACTTTTTACTTTCCTAGGTTTCACATTCCTCTCTTTGATTAGGGCGGACACTCAGTATGAGTGTCTGCCCTTTTTCTTTTTGAGGCTTTCCGCAGATATTTCTGCGTTTATATAAATTCGTTTCAACACTGTTACTCTTTTGAGGAGGGATAACTTAGCATTAGTCTTATTTTGCCATTGGCACGTACTCGCTGCGTTAATGCGTTCCGTAAAAATACCATTTACAGTAAAGGAGAAATACTAATCATGAATACTTGCATGAAAATTTATCTCGTTATACACAAGTTCTGTAATGAGGACTACGACGGCAATCCTATGCTCGGCGAAGAAATCATCACATCTTTTTCTACAAAGGAGACCGCAGAGCGGTTCGTCCTGAAGTGGAGCAACCCTCACAGCCTCCCAAAGCCTTATGACGGGATTTACCTTGGTGAGCTCTACATCAAAGAGCTGACCTTGGACAGCGTCAATATCGACGAAGACCCACATATCGGCAAAGACTTGGAAGATTACTATTGCCGTGACTATGAGGATGAAGAAGAGGAAGAGACTGAGGCTACTCCGTCTTACGATGAGCATATTGATGATGAGGTTGCTGAAGAAATGCCTCCTCACATTGTCCACGGCATTATCAAATGTTATGGGAATAGCAGTGGTAATATCGGGCTTTCTCCTTGCTTCGTTGACTTGTACGAAATGCACGTCTTTAACCTCAAATACTCTTACGCGCACAATTGGACTGATGAGAGCGAACGGCTTTCTGTTGTCCTTGGTACAGACCCTGCGGGTGAAGAACTGCCTGTCATTGATATCGACAGCAAAGAAGATGCCGATTACACTGACATTGACTTCTTCGACCAGCTTTACTGGATTTCCAGCTATAGCGACATCAACAGTTCGAGCGCTGCTCTTCGCAAGGTGAAAAACCATGTTGTTGCCAAGTATCTTTCTACTCTGGACGACAGCGAAGTCAATGTCTCGAAAATCTTTGGCATTCCAGAAAACCCGTTCGACAGAAGCAGTTACATTTTGGATGGTCTTAAAAAGATGTCGGACAAAGAGTTTGGTATGTATTACCATCTCTTTGAAGATTCTCTGCCCCAATCCAAAAGGCCCGAATAATCTTTTCTGTGAATCAGAACGTACACGCTGCGTTAATGCGAAACTTAGTACCCACAATAAGGTGCTTATTAAATACATGTCTCAGCCGTGTGTCGCCACGATAGTGCATTAAACATAGATGTTCCCGCCGCGTTCCGCCACGTAAGAGCAATTTATATATAGATACTACTTCAAGAGGGAGGTGCGCTTTGTGCGTATCCATTACATATTTTAGGGCTTGATTGCCCTTTAAGCACCCAAGCTCGATGGTCTTATCCAAGGTTGCTTCTAGCTGCAGTATGAAGCAGCTTTGAATAGACTGTTGGGTTTGTTAAGCCGCTCGCCTTTTGGCGGGTGGCTTTCTTTTTTACAAAAAAGTTGTTGACGACGCTTGCGAACTGCATACAATAGAGAACGAACAATAGATACCACTTATCCTTGCCATTCACATTCCATCCAAAAGGGCGGACACTCTCAGAGTGCCTGTCCTTTTTCTTTTTGGACAAAGGTAAAATTGCGACATAAGGTTCGCACGTTAAACACCACGATACGGTGATTTGAATAGATACCAACTGCTGTAATCAGCACGTACACGCTGCGTTAATGCGAAACTTAGTACCAACAAGGTACTTATTAAATATACATCTCAGCCGCGTACCGCCGCGATAGTGCATTAGAACATATAAATCAAAACATTTAATTAAAAGGAGAAAAAGGTTATGAGCAACATATTTTAGAGATTAAAAAACTTTATCCGCACAAAGATGGTCGAAAAATTCGGCAACTACGTCAAAAACTATCCAGAAAAAGACGAGCTAAATAAAAAAGCAAAAGAAATAGGATAGCTCGTTGGAATGGCTGCCAGCTTTGCTATTACAACAGCCTTTAACAAGGGCATATCAGCGCTGTAGTGGAAAGAAATCCTTGGTTACAGCGCTATCGGTCTTTTGCTTGTAATAGCATACAAGTTGAAAAAATATTACAAGAAGCACGAATTTGGTGACGCACAAAAAGCCATTGAGTGCTTCTTGGATGGCGTAGCCATCACAAAGAAGTTGAAAAGTGCTTTTGAAGATAAAGTAAAAGAAAAAATCGAAAGCACAAAAGATGAAGAATCGGTAGAATCCGAAGATTCATAGAAGTAAAATTACGCTCCGTTTTATGGGGCACGCTATGGAGATAATTTCAAGAGTAGCGCGTCTGCCCCACGAAACGGGGCTTTATTATGAAGAAAAATACCACCACAAAAATTCATGTTGGCATTACCGACAACTATTTCAATGCCCTCTCCAAGCAGAACCTACCGATGAGCAGTGCTGCCTGCGAGATTGAGGACAACACAATCTCCAACAGCAAAGGTCCCATCAATTCGCTGGTTGCTGTTGAAGAGGGTTCTGCAAAGGGTATGCTTGCCCTGATTTTTGCCGATTGGGGCAAAGGCATGACCATCGAGCGTCTCGAAGAAAGCGTTCAGCTTGGTTCTCGCCACACTGACGAGGGTCTTCTGTGCATTCACGGCGTTGGTTTGAACAACTTCCTGCTGGTCGCCACTCGCAACAAGTACCCGTGGTTTATCGCCACGCGCAAACCGGGCGAGAAGACCTACCATCGCATCGACGGTCCTTTCTCCACCACGATGGAGATTACCGAGCAGAAAGAAATTCCTCTGGAGAACATCGTGATGCGTGATGCCTACAAGAGCCTCGGTGCCCCGTCCACCATCATCTATGTTGAGATGGACAAGAGCACGGCGAGCACTATGCTCACCACTTCCGGCACTTGTGCTCCCAGCTTGGTTCGCAACACAAATGTCATTCGTCGCTCTCTTGCAGAGCACTTCGGCGTCAAGTATCGTAATTACTTGGCACCCGATGATTCCGGCGTTGCGCCTGCCCGCATTCTGATTCCCGATTATCAGATGGCGAACGGCAAGGTTTGCGATGTCTTTGTGAAGCCAATCTTCCCGCGTTACAAGACGAAGGAGGATACCCGCTACATCAATGTCGATTACGATGGTCACACTATCCCGTTGACCGTTGATGTCGGTTTGATGGACATCGTTGCCACCCAGAAGAGCGCTGTCACAGGCGGTTACAGCCTGAAGCACTACTATCAGGGCAACATGGCAACGCAGGGCGTTGATATCCAGCTCGGCGACCGCGTCATTGCAACTGCTCAGCTGGATACCATCTGGGACCGTGCCCGTCATCCGTCCTTCAACCATTTTGTTGGCACTGTTGCCATCGATATCTCTGACCTGCCGCGCGGATTCTTGAACACGTTGCCCAACAAGTCCAACATCGACTTGAGCGATAATGGGTGGCGTGCTATCTTCGACGCTATTAAGTCTGAGGTATCTCTGGTTGAAGACTCTTCTTGCCCTCTTGAGGTCTATGCAAAGAAGTTTGCGGAAAACCTTGAGAACAGCACCGGCAACAAGGTTGAGCTGCAGTTCCCCGTATATGCCAATCGTACGCGTATCGATGTTCTGGAGTATCTGGACAATGACCATTGTGTCATCCACGACTTCATGTCGACTACCGCAAACCTGAAGGCTGTCGCAGAGCTTCGCACGCACTGGGATGGCATGGTTGCTCAGGGCTGCCAGCCTGTTTCTGCAACCATGTACTGCCCCAAAATCGGTCCGATGCTCAAGCACACCTGCGATGAGCTGAATACCCTTATCCAGTCCATGAACAACAAGGATTTCAAGGACGCCTGGGTTACCGCGAAGGGAGATGTGGCAAAGATGCCTCATTACAGCTTTGCTGTTGAGGTTGACAAGAACATCCCTGACAAGAAAGCCTAACCAATAATGACACTAGCCGCCTGCTTTTCGGAGCAAGCGGCTTTTTGTGTAATTGATTATTTTTACGAAATGTGGTATAATACAAGCGCCGAGAGGAGGGCTTGTGCAATGAAAGAGCAAAGATATTCCGACCACGAAATTATCTATATGCAGGTCCGCCTGTACCACCTCGCCTGTGAAAAGTGGGATGCAACACCAAAAGAAATTCTTGCAATTTTTAAGAAAAACAATTTGTTCTTGAAAATTAAAGAATGCTATGATTCGTTTCATCTCTACGGCGACGAGGGTGTCCTTGAGGACCTCTTCCAAATGATAGAAGGGGAAAAGCCAAAATGGAAAACAAAGTAATTCTCTATCATACGAGTTATTGTGTAGTAAATGAACCGAATCTTGAATTGTGCAGTGACAATCGAGATTTCGGTAAAGGCTTTTACCTCACATCTTCTTACATTCAAGCACGACGATTTGTTAAAACATCTTTAAGAAAAGCAAAGATGGAGAAATTCATTGACGAGAAGAAAACCACCGGATATATCAACAAATTTGAGTTTGATGTCACACTGTTGAAACAGCTAAAAACACATGAATTCGCAGAAGCAAATCGAGAATGGCTACATTGTGTCGTCGCACATAGACGTCGCGATGTATTTCAAGAACTAATTCCCATGTATATGCCATATGATATAATGATTGGCAAAATTGCTGATGACCGTACAGGTCCAACAATTTTCACCTATATCAATGGGCAATATGGCGAAATTGGTTCTGAAGAAGCAGACAGTCTGTGCTTGCACTTTTTAATTCCAAACAAGTTTGAAGACCAGTGGGTATTTCGCAGCGAAAGCGCCATATCTCATCTGAAGTTTTTGGGGAGTGACGAAGTATGTCTACTTTAAAACAATATCAACAGAGCCTTAGCGTAGACAATGTTCTTGCCATGACCATTGAAGACTTGTCTAAAAAGTATAACATCGAATATTCCGATATGTGCGCACAATTTCTTGAAAGTGATGTGGCGCAAAAGCTATCCGAACCAGATGATACTCTTTGGGCATTTGGTCCTGCTTCCATCATCGAATGGTATGAAATCGAACAGCGAAGCAAAAAAGACTCTCCCGACACACCGCAATAAACCCATTCACGCCGTCTGCCATTTGGTAGACGGCTTTTTCTTTTTGCCTCAAAATATTTTGTTGCAGAAACTTGCGAATTGAGTAAAATTAAATTTATCGAAAGGATGTGAGCCACCTTGAAGCGCATCGAAACATTACTCGAAAAAATTTCCAGCACAGGACTTATTCTTTATATAGCCGGTATCATCAGCCTTATTGCTTGCGCTATTGCTACTGTTGTGAAAGCTATGACATGGATAGATATGCTCCATTATGCAGGGTGCATCTTTGGATGTGGCTTCGCATTGATGGCAGTTGGCGCTATTGGGCTTGCTCTTATTGGCAAGGCAGAACGTAAACGCTTAGCAAAGAAAAACTGAGAGGAGAGCGCAAAAGTGCAAACACATAGAAAAGCTGTTTCATTTGCAGCTTTATTGATGGCAACCTCTGTGCTTCTCACAGGCTGTGCATCTCAAGAAATTCAAGCTCGCAAAGCAGCCATTGCCGCAGCATCTGCGACACAGCCGAAAGAAACACCCGCTCCTACGCCGAAACCGACTGCTGTACCTATTGACCGTTGGTCGTTGCTTGATAATCTTCCGGATTTTGCTGTTGGAACACTTCCTGCACCTATTATTACATGGGTGGATGGCTTACCGCTTGGCGAAAACCCGCTGACATATGAGGACGGTCAGCACATTGACGGCTTGTTCTCTAATGCAAGTGGGGGAAGCATCCAACTTTCCGATGTTTCTGTAGAAGACCTCAAAGACACTCCTGTCAATGTTCGCATGAACATGACACTATCTGTTCTGGACGATACTGCTACTCCTACAAGTAATTCTTCGGATGCTTCTTCTGATACGAGCGTTACAGATTTCTGCCTGCATACAAAAGGCTCAGGCGGAGGACAGGCGTTCTACTACCAGATTGGATATAACGGCGACTACCCGATGGATATTCTCAATGGTGCTTTAGCGATTGAAAATAATCTGACATTTGGGGAAGCCTTTGACAATGGTTTGTATTACTCCTCCGCAACGCCGGACGAATTTGCGGGATATCCGGAAGAGGGAACACCAAAAGACCAAATCAATTTCCTATACTCTACATTTGGCACACCATCTGGTTTGTACTGGGCCGACAATGTAAATGGAGTACAGTATGGGTCATTTGAAGAATTCCGCGATGCAGAATATGACAAAGACAACGGAGCCAAACACTTCTATCTTATCTGGAATTTCGAAAAATGTACAATTGCTGCTGCCTGCTCTGACGATTTTAGTAATCCGGATGTTCTCGGCACCACCATCAATGAAATCTATGAATTCCCGATTCTTACCGGCACTGACTATGTCAAAGAAAGCACCAATAACTTCTTCTGGGGCTATCTTGGCTATGGCGATGCTCCTATCCGCTTAATTGGTCTATACGCAGAAGTTCCTGCTTCAAAAGTTCCTGTAATTGAAACGGAACCTGCATCAGAATCAGCAGCGAATGCAGAAACACAATCCAATAATGACGATTCGGTAGCTGAAGCCACACCTGACAGTGAAAATGCGGATTCCGCAGCTGATTCCTCTTCTGAGGTTACGGAGGGCAATGCGGCTTCTTCCAAATCAGAAACAACATCCAGCACAACCTAAAATAAATCCTTGCGTATCTGTGCGAACTGCATATTATGGTAAGTGTACTACAGATACCAAGCAAAACACTATTTAGTTTTCACAGTTCTGAACTTTTGGCAGACTTCCCTAGTAATAGGCAAGTCTGCTTTTTGTTTGAAATTGAACTCTAAAACGCACTTTGTTGCATCTGAAAAGTACAAATTTTATGTTTTTAGGAGTGTAATAGCATGGACAAAACAACTGACAACGCATACCTCGAAACTCTCGGCGCTGTAGACTGGGATACTTTCTATCAGGAAAAGATGGCACTTCAGAACATCACCGATTACCTGCATCGAAACAAAGAGCAGGAAAACGGCATGTTTGGTCGCGCTGCCAACTGGATGGAAGGTATCCTCACTATGATGGACAATCTCGGCGACGCGGCAGAAGACGAAGGTGATTTCGTGTACCCGGAGCGTGACGAAAATGACCGCTGCCTCGATAATCGCTTCAATGATGTTCTTGACCGCTCACCGGATGCTGCAATGTAAGCCGCGAAAAGGAGTCGCATTATGCGTATCCAAAGAGACTGCACATTAAAAAGTACCAGCAACAACGACAAACGACTTCAGTATGTACTGGGGCACAAAGGAAAGCTTCACATTAACAACGGACAGCCAATGGTGTTTGTTGTTGGTGATGCCGAAGCTCAATGTAAGTTAACAACCGCACCGATTCAGCGTATCGGCATCGTCGGGGGCAACATTCTTGTAAAAACCGTCATCGGTACAGAGTACGTCTTCGATATGCACTGACACGCACATCTATCCACCGCAGTTGTTGTTTCTGTAAAAAGAACTTCAACTGCATTTTTGTTTCATTACCGAAGGAGGGTAAACTCATGAATCTTATTCAGTATGCGTCTAAAAAAGAGCGCGTTCACGTTGAGCAAATTATCCGTGAGCAGCCTGTTCTGAAAGACGCTGACAATGTGGCAATCAAAACAATCTCCGTACGCAAGAGCCTCGGCCTGACGATGGATGTCTTTGCACCTGCCGCAGCTTCTGATGAGCCGCTGCCGGTTCTCGTCGACATTCATGGCGGCGGGCTGATTGCTGGGCGAAAAGAGCAGAACCGCAACTTTTGCATCCGAATGGCGCAGAACGGCTATCTGGTGTTTGCTCCCGACTATCGTCTCGTTCCCGAAACGAACATTTTTGGACAGATTTCGGATGTTCTGGAAGCTCTCACTGTCATCGAAGACCGTGCCTCGGAATTCGGTGGCGATGTGCGGAACCTGTTCATCGTGGCTGACAGTGCCGGTGCTTTCTTGGCATCTATGGCAGTCACTGCGATGCACAATCCTGCAGAGATGCAGCCAGTCATCAGCCGCCTTGACAGACATATTCCTCATAAAGTACAGACGCTCCGCGTGGGTGCTATGGCGTTCCAGAGCGGGATGTTCTATATCTACAAAGGAAAGGTTGGTCTGTTGGCTGACAGCTACATGGAGAAAGACTGGCGCAAAAAAGGCTACGCCGCCGTTATCCAGCCGGAATTCTACTCCAAGCTGCTGCCCCAGTGCTTCCTCTGCTCTGGCAAGGATGACTTCTTAAAGAAGCAGACAATGCAGTTTAACGAGCTGCTCGAAAACGACAACCGTACTCACAGGTATGTGTTTAGCAACGACAAGGGAGCCGACCACGCTTATGCTGCACTCCATCCGGAAACGGCATGGGGCGAAATGGCAAACACCGAAATGTTGGTCTTCTTTTACCGCTGCAAACGTTGAGAGGGGGAAACTCTATGACACGCGAAGAGTATATCAAAAATCTGAAGAATCAAGGCAAAGTCACTGTCAAAGACCTTGCTGAGCTTCTTACATTCACGCTCGATAAAGGCAACGAGCTGATGTTTGAGGATGACCATGTTGAAGTTTACATCCCCATCAACTTCGATGTCGACAAGGTTTTTGGCTTTGATGTCTGCAAAACCGACAATGGGGATTGGGTCAACCTGTACCTTTGCTGGTATCCGAACAAGGATGCCTACGATACCAAAGTCAAAATGTACCTATACTACTGCAACAACTCCACCGATGACGATGATTTCGAGTTGGAAGTTGCTTTGACATGGGACCAGCACAATGCGATTCTGCAGCGACTCACAGAACAGTATGAGAAAGCCTATGACTCCACCATCGAGAATGACTGGGAAGAATACCTTGTCGACAGTGAGGTGGACGATTATCCAAACGAAGACGAGGAGGAATAACTCGTGAATATCAACCACTATGCGCTTCGAAAGGAGCGGGAGATACAGAAATTCATCAATAAACTGCCGCCACTCAATGCGGCGGCCGCAGGGGTGGGGAATGATAAGCGAATCACCCACCACATCCTTACGGGCTATCACAACAACCATCTTCCTATCTCAGTTTTTGTGCCAAAGCATAAAGAAGATGGGGAAAAGTTTCCTGTTATCATCGACATTTACGGTGGCGGATTTGTTGCAGGACGAAGCGAGCAAAACAAGTGCTTTGGTGCATGGTGTGCCGAGCACGGGTATCTGACCTTTATTCCGGAATATACTCCCATCCCCGAAACGAACCTTTTTGGGCAAATCGGAGATATTCTCAAGGCATTTGAGGCTATCGACCGTCTCGCCGACAATTATGATGGCGACAAATCCAAGATGTACCTTGTGGGCGATGGTGCAGGTGCGGCACTTGCGTGCTTGACCTACGCTCTCATTTGGCATCCGGTTTCCATGCGTCATTTAGATGACGAATTGCCGTTCAACATTCCTCAAAATGCAAAATTTTCCTTTCGGGCAATGTGCCTGCAAAATGGAATCTTTACGCTCACTGACGGAAAAACAGCAGCTATTACACCGTATCTCATGGAAAAAGATTGGAAAAAAACGAGCTATGCACCTTATGTATCTCCCAAAACATATGCCAAAATGCTCCCGCCGTGCTTCCTTGTGACCGGTATTTCCGATTCGCAAAAGAAAGATACGAAACGGTTCAGCAACTTATTGGCGCACAAACGAATCAAATGTAAGACATATATCACACATACGCCTTTCACCAAAGAGAGCTTCGCTGCCAGATACCCCGGCAAGCCCTATTCTGAGGCTGCCAATCTGGAAATGCTGAAGTTTTTCGAACAAATCTAAGCCAAGAAAGGAGGCATTGTAATGGCTATCTACCAAACCAGAAATTGCATTTGTGCGGTCCAGTGGGACCCCGAAGACAAACAGAGCCTTGAAAACATCAAAGCACTTGTGAAAGATAACCCCCGTCTCGGCTGGAAAGTCAACGATAATATTCTCTCCAATAATGTCATCATCTGTAACTGCTTTGGTCAGCAAGAACTGTGCCTCCATCCCTACCACTATCTCGTTGAAGGTAAAAGAGACAGCCTTTTCAGTGTACCACCTGAGACCTTCGAACTTATCTATGAGCTTGATAGTGGTACTGCCTATCAGCGGCACTAAAGGAGAATGCAATGGCAAAGAAATACCTTGGCATCGTTCTGACAACGCGCCGATACGATATGTACCGCTTCGTGGTGTATCAGTATGAAGATACCGCCATGGTGAACACCTGTCCTCTGTGCCAGTTGCTCCGTGCAATTCACGCATACAGCAAGGAATACATGGAAGAGCAACGCGAGATTCGTGGTTATGTGCCGCGTCGCCGTTGGTTCAACCTTGACAATTCCTTGCCGGGTTACGCTCTGCATGAGTACGGGCTTACCCAGTGTGCAGGAATGTCGTTTGAACCTTGCCGCATTCCGCCGACCGCAGCATTTCGCCTAATGGAAGGCGTGAACGCTGCCAACTGGAAGAAGCATATCTGGTTTATTGACGGCGATGTAACGATGTTAGGCTAAAAGTGGTTGCACATTCGTGCGAAGCGATTACAATTAGAACTGTACGATAGATACCATTCACAACGGTTTCCGTCTTACAATTCACAATTCTGTATCCGACAAGCAGACTTCCTTTCACGGGAGGTCTGCTTTTTTATTGTTAGGGAGGAGGGCATTATGCCTGTAACTTACTTTAAGGTTAAACCGGAATCAGCTATGTACAAAAACTTCTTTATCGAAAACACAGAACGGAAAAAGCTCAAAAAGCACATTTCCGAATTCATGAAAAACCATTTTGGCAATGGCAAGCACGAAGTCTGGACAACGCTTTATCCGTCTCTTGTCATGACACTATCATCCGAAAAAGCAAAAGAACTCAGCCACCAGCTTTGTAAAGGAGCGCTTGGCGATACCGTGGAGCTCTTTGGGCAGAACGGAACCGTCACCTTCGACGGTATCGTTTTCCAGAACGGTGTGCCTTGGGAAGCCATCAAGGACAAGGTATGGCAGCTTTATAAAAGCAGCCCTTGCCTTGTGAACAAGACGAACTTCTTGAGCTTCATCGAGACTATCATGAATTTCTGTGATGACATTGAGGGAACGAAGCTCCCGTTTGTCAAGAAAATCAATAACAAGGAGGTTACTCACGATGACAAAAAAGCTTGCTGAATCTTACAAGAAAGCCTACGGATTCTGGGAAGTTACTACGGAAGGCGACTGCGAAGGCAGGTCTGTCAGTAGGCTCGGTATCTATGAGGGTTACATTGATGAGATTGCTCTGGCATTGGTAGACCGGTGCTATTATTCCTTGTGTTTTCGTCCCATTGACCCGCGTGCTCTCGATTTGACGCCAAAGCGCAAATCCGTAGAAATTTCTTTCGATATCGGGTCGAACACTTGGGACATGGACAATGAGGGTATCGTTGCAGCTTTCAAAGAGGTGCTTAAAGACCGTCCCGTCTATGTTCATAAAGGGCGCTTATTTAGCAGTGTAAATATCTCTACCGAAGAAGAGAGCGAAGAGGAAAAACGGCAAAAAATCCTGAAAAAGCTTTCTCCTGAGGAACGTCGGATTTTGGGTATTGAGGAGTAAAAACTATGAAGGAAATTGCATTTACCGTAAACCCCGACTCGGAGCTGTATGCTAACCATTTCATCCAGAAGGCTGAGAAAAAGCGGTTTGCAGAACTCGCTTCTGCTTTCCTTAACGCTCATTTTCCCGGCGAAGGAAACAATAGCATCATGCTTGGCAAGCGTTTGGAAGTCGAACTTTCTCCTGAAACAGAAGAAAAGTTCCGCAGCCAGCTTCTTAAAAACAAGAACAGCAGTGGCTTTTCAATGTTCAAAGCAAAATCCACCGAAAATCAGTGCTGGCACGAGGAGGTTATTTCCAAAGTTGACCTCAAAAAATACGAAGCCTCTCGTTTTTGGTGGATGGATTTTCCGGGCGTTGGGCATCTGCGCACAAGTCTCTGGGATGATGGAAACGGTAATGTTTATGGGTACTATTGCTCCGAATTCTACTCTGACAAGGGCACGATTCCTGACTACGCCACAGAAATCAAGCTGAGCGAGTATTACGCCGCTGTGGAAGCGTACGAGGCCGAGGTGAAGGCAAAGTGAATCTCACCATCTCCCGCTCAGTAATCAGCCTCAGCAAAGGCATTTCTGTCGTCAATCAATATACGGATTTCGTTCCGTTCAGTCTCAACGACCAACTTTCGTTTGAGCTTGCAAATCAGAAATATATCTCTGCTACTGCAGTTTGCCGCAAAAAAGGTGCTATGCTGTTCTGTACGAACCACCCTTTCTGCGACCCTGATGAAGTTCATTTTCCCATGAACCATGAGAAGACAAATGTTGGTGGATACAATGCAAGTGATATGCGGGAGTATCTAAACCGCGTCGTCATCAACCTCTTTCCCGAAGAAATTCGTAAAGAGATGATGCCATTCGACAACAACGACTGGCTGCGTCTTCCTACATACAATGAGCTTTTCGGTCCTGCAAGAGCTGGATTGCCGAGTGAACGTTGGATTTGCTGCGCATCTCCCAACGGCAGAATCATGCGGAGAATAGGCAATACCTTCAATGACATCATGCCTGCGTCCTATTGGTTGGGAACAACTTGTGAGGATTACCCAAACACTTTCTACTATGTCAACGAGAAGGGTGAGGCAGGTCCTTGCCTTGCTAATCTCAATTTTTTCTCGATTCGGCTTGTATTCATGCTGAAAAATCGAGACTAATACCATTTTGCCGTTTGCCTTCGGGTAGGCGGCTTTTTCTTTTTTGCTCTTGCAGGAATGTGCGAGACGAATACAATAGATACTGTACGATAGATACCATTCTACTTGCTGTAATTATACAGTCGTACACAATTCATATTTCTGTTCCTAACGGCGGCAGACTCTTTTCGGAGAGTTTGTCGCTTTTTCTGTTGGGACCCAATTTAGGAGGTAAACACCATGTCCAAGAAAAACAAAATCAATCGCAGCGCCCAGCCTTATAGCGGTATCGATGTTGATGTCATTCAGTATCATTCTGATGGCAGCTTTGCAAAACGCACGCTTCGCAGCATCTTCGGCATGACACCTGTGCAGTACGAGCTTTGGCTCCGCTACGGTAACAGCGTTGACTTCACGAACAATCGATAACAAGAGGAGAAATTTCTATGAAAGTAAGATGCAATAACTGCATGGCCGTTTTTGACGAGCCTGAAATCATTTACAACGAAAAAAGCAACACCGAAGCCTGCCCGCATTGTGGTAAAATCGGTTGCCTCATGGATTTGACCGATGAAGAGGCGCAGTCTGATGAGAACCGACTCAACGAGCTTGCTGCCAACTTTGACGGCATCGAATCTCGCCGCAAACTGATTGAGGAATTTGGCAAGTCCCATACATCCTATATGGGCATCAACAACCACGGCGAACAGGTGATGCTTTCTATTTCCGAAGACGGCATCATCGAGCGTGTCTGGCAGGACAACCATCGTGTCCGAGTCGAGGAATACGATAAGGAAGGCTACCATGTGGGTGAATCCTACGACGGTCGCTGGACGGAAGACCCTATGCCTATTCCGGACGGTTCTCCTCTTGACAAAGAAGTGGAGCTTTCGGACGCACAGCTTCAGCGCAATGATGACATCTATGCTGCTGTAACGAAGATGTGCCGGGTCTTGACCGAGAACAATGAGCAAGAGTTCAACATGAGCATTGTCGGTCCTATTGCCGATTACGCTGCTATGCTCTTGACTCGTGAAGGCAACAAAGTACGATTCCCGTCTGTCGTTCAGGACACCGCCGGTCACATCTACATTGAGAACTATTATGATGACGGGGAGGTGCAGGCAATATGAGCAGCCTTTTCAGTAGCCATATAGCACCTCTGAGTAGCCGCAAGCGTCATTGTTGGACCATCTACTTTTGGATGAACGGTATACCCGTATTATACGGGCAACATTTTGCTCTGGAGGAAATGTAATCAATGGCAAAGCAAAAACTCAACGACGATTTGCAGCTTTCTGACGAAGAATGCAGACAACTGTATGACAAGTATGTCGACGGCAGGCACTATGAGCCAAAGTCTTTCATTCTGACCGACCTATCTCAAATGCCTGACATTCTTGCTAACACAACGAACAAATCCGAATAACCATATATAGCTGCTTTCCGCAAAAAGAAGGCAGCTATTTTGCTATTTTTTGTTGCAGAAACTTGCGAATTGCAGACAATAGATAATAGATAATAAAAATTTAGGAGTGATTCTATGAACCGCTTAGAAACCGATGTCTTTCGCCGCTTTCTGGCTCAGCCGGAAGTTATAACGGCAGAGGGCATCATCAAAACTACGGATTATAACGGCAGCATCATTGATTGCTATTGCCGTCTGTTGAAAGTTCTAATTGCAACAGGCGCACACAGCGTTTATGCCATCTACATGATGCGTTCTCTTGGTGAAGAAACCGATGCTGAGCCAGATTTTGACGCACGGTCCGACTTTAAGTTTGTTGCCTACTGCGTTGATGGAGAAAAGCTCTATTCCGATAGCGATAAGCTGAAAGTTGCTTTCGACATGGATGCTGACCCAATTGACAAGGAGCATGTTGCTACCATCTGGGGTAACTATCTGCGCACTATTGTTGAACCGAATCCCGGCAAGGTTCTGAACAGCAAACAAATCGACCTTGCCGCAAATTTTGCAATCCGTGAATTCGTCTTCGATGAACCTATTGACTGCGTTGCACAGGGTATTATGGAGAAATATGACATCACGGATGCAGGATACAAAAACTATCTTGCCAACCCGGAAACATGGGCGGCTACAAATACCCGTTCTTTAGATGAAGCATGGACGAAAGAAAAAGGCTATGCGTTTACCGATTCCTTTGTTAAAATCCTTATTTCTCTCGAATATCTGTACAAAAAACAAGTAGAATTCAGTAGACTCAAGCCCGCTGACAGTTTCTGGCGTTGGTACAAAGAACTTGCTACCGCTGTCAAACCCCATATCATGGAAAGCATCGACATTGAACTGGAAGCTGGCGGGAAGACCTTTATTGTTCCGTACTCGGCTGACAAGCTCTTTTCGGAAGCTAATGTACGAAACAAATCTTTGCCTATCGAATACGCCGATGTCGGCATTGAGAAGGCATTGATGTACTTCCTCATGCAATCCGGGACTTCCGATGGCAGCTTTATTCCTCTTTCGATGCTTACCCGTATCTCTTACGGTGATAGCGTTCTGTGGGAGAACAAGAAGCACCTCAATTGGAAATATGGAGATGGAAAGTGCGGATGAGAGACAGAAACCCGGAAATTTCGTTGATGCCGGAATTCGATAGCGAGGAGGCGTTCAACTCCAATTTTGCAAAGGAAACAGCAGCAGTAGCACCGTATCGCGACAGCCAAGGGCGGCTCGTTCTGGATGATATCCATGATTTGCCCAAGGTAGTCGAAAAGGTGTTTGCCGGGCATCCCGAATTTACGCATACTTTTTTCTACGACGATTAAGCGAAGGCATTTGCATATCTGTGCGAGTCGTGTACAATAAATACTGTACGATAGATAACATCCACAGTGAAAGCATTGTCTTTCGTACAACCGTTCATATTTTCGCTTTGAGGGCGGACTTCCTTCTTGGGAGCCCGCCCTTTTGCGTAACAAAAAGGAGTGTATTGAAAAATGACTATTGTTGCAAAATCTACAATTGACCGAAAGACAGGCGACCTGTACATGCAGGTTCTTCCACAGGAATTTGATTCCCGTCAAAAGGCCCACGATGCTATGCGCGAGGAATACTTTAAAGAACTGAAAAAGCTCGGCCTGGAAGACAACGACGCGATGGATGAGAACTGCGAGGAATCCTGTGAAGGCGGATACATCGACTTTGATGGAGCCGAAATCTTTGCCTTTACGGATTATGCGCCGGATAAACTGCTTCCCGTCGCCCTGTTTGCTATCTATGACAGAAAGTGAGGTATCACAATGGCTAAAAAGCGCACAAAAGAAATCATTCCGGAGAAAACTCCGCAGAAACGCGGAACGGATAGCTACTCTTACGAGAAAGCCTGCAACGCAGCAAAGAACTCTGGCACACCCACATACCGTTTTGCTGTGGGAGACAGGGTGCAGGTTGGACATCTTCCTAACTGTGTTGTCGAAGAAGTGATGGATGATGGCGCAATGTATCTCATTCGCGTCACCACCAAGGACCATGTCGAATATTCCTGCTGGGCTTGGACGAGTGTTCGACCGCTGGATGACGACAAAGACACGCATTTCGCAAAGCGCAACTCTGCACTATCCCGTCTGCACTACTCAAATCGCAGCATGTACTCTCTACTCAGCTTCCATTACCTGTTCGGCGTTGATTTCAACCCCGATTATCAACGCGGTTCCGTTTGGGATGAGGAGGACAGAGAGAAACTGCTGGACAGCATCTTCGCAGGGCGCGAAATTGGTCGTTTCGTCTTCAAGCAGTTGCCCTTTAATCGCACAAACGACGATGGCAACTACTACGAAATCGTCGATGGCAAGCAGCGTATGTTGACATTGCTTGCCTTCTACGAAAATCGCTTCCCGTATAAGGGCGTATTCTACAATGACCTTTCTCCGCAGGATAAGAACTGGTTCATGGATGCTCCCATTGGTGTTGCTGAACTTGACCAGAATACAACCCATGCGGAAGTTCTGGAAGTTTTCCTCGCTCTGAACGAAGGCGGTAAGCCTGTCGCAAAGGAAGTTCTCGACCATGCACGCGAACTGCTGAAAAATGAAGCAAACAATAGCGAAATGTAACTACTGCGAACGCGAAATGCTAACGGTCAACGACTGCTTGTATAAGCGCGTGGTCGTTAAGGTTTCCAAAAACAAAGAAATTATTTTTACGTAAATTAGTAGACCACCAATTTTCGTAAAAAATCCCGCCAAAAATAATAAAATACCCAACACAAAAAAGGAGAATCACAATGGCTAATTATCACAAAAGAAACAGCATCCGTGCGGTCCAGTGGGACCCCGAAAACGCGCAGAGCTTCAAGGACATCAAGAAGCTGGTTGCCGAAAATCCCGGTCTTGGCTGGAAAGTGAGGGATAATATCATCCACAACTGCGTCACCATTTACAGCTTTACCCATGACGTGATGCGTATCATGCCCTACGAATATCTGGTGGAGGGCAAAAAAAACAGTCTTTTCATCGTTCCAGCTGAATCTTTTGAACTCATGTACGAATCGGACGAAAGCAGAAAATGGTGAAATGCAATGACTGAATTGTTCTTGAGTTGTGACTGTCTGGAAAGCTTCGATTCTGCTGTGCTGACCATCTAAAGAGGTAATATAAACTATGTTGACTTTTACTGTTGAGGAACTGATTCGTTTTCTCTCAAACTGGACCATGACCTTTTTTGAGGGTGCAAAACGCAGCGATGACATCGTGTTCTCCCACTATTACTCGTTTTTCAAGCGTCCGGTTTTGGTTAAGGAACATCAAGTTGAATCGCTCTATGTGATGGTTCAGGACCGAGATTCGTCGGACGGGAAAAAGCCATCCTTTTCACGATTCGCAAAATGGGAATTTGGCGGCTTCATTGTAGATAGCAAAACCATCTACTTAGCCTCCAAAACCATAAAAGAGTTGCTTCAAAACAGCGATTTCATCGATGATATGGATGTCTTCGAAAAACTGGACAGTATCCGTATTCCGCTGTTCCGAAAGAACATTCCGGCAGACCCCGCAATGTTTCAGGATAAGGATACAGTGAGAGTTCATCCGATTATGACAAAGG